TGCAAAAGCTTAATTTTAATTTTTAAGCAAAATAATAGCCTCTCTTTAAGAGAGGCTTTTTTATTGGTTAGTAACCTAATATTGCTCTTCGTTCTGCAGTAGCTTTTATTAATTTGTATAAAGGTTTGTCAAAATCAACCGGCCTTGTAGCTATAGCTATTACAAGTTTAAGAGTTAAAGGAGCATTGTTAGAAAAGTCACTTAATACTTCCAATACGTCAAATATCATGCAAGTACTTGCATTTGTATCCTTTTGAACAAATACCCTTACAATTCTATCATCTACGTCTATTTCAGAATCAATAGGAACATCTACTTGATATGTAGTTAAGTCTTTTTGTTCTTTACCTAAACCTTTATCTGCACCTTCTCCGTATGCAGAAACCAAAGCGTTTATCTTATAACCTTTTTCGAAAGTCTTTGTAACTTTTCTAACAGGTATATCTTTGAGGATAGGGAACTTCATATTAACAACTTTATGAGCCGTTACTTGATCTGTCATAGGGTCCCCATCTTCTGTCCTTGTTGTTTTAACTACTATCACATCTTCTGGGGTACCTTCCAATTTGATTGCATTGTCATGGAGCCTCTGTCTTTGAGACTCCAATGTTTTGTCCAACCTTCCTTGGTAGGTAACCATCCTAATATCGTTTACACAATTATCCCAATTCATAGTTTAATCCTTAGTTAACAATAGATCCAGTTATATCACTATCCTGTACATATATGTGTTGATATGCTTCAGATTGAACATAATCTTCTTTTAATCTTTCCCAAACATAGAAACTATCTGTTTTGAGTTTTTTAGTAGAAGTATTATCCTCTGTTTTAAATTTCATACTATCTGTACTACTATCATGACTGTTACTTACACCATCAGGCTCGCCATGATACCAGCGCGTGCTAGCAAGATAATAATCATCTTCCCAAGTTACATCCCCAGAACCTTGTCCTATAGCAGTTGGATAAGTGTTCTTAAAACTATATGTAAGATTTTCATCTGTAGGAGTTGTAGGGTCGCTTGGAGTACCTACTGCTAAGAAAGCTTTTTGCTTATGTAATTTCCAGGTCCCTCCAAATAAATAAGTTGGATTAATTTTCTTTACAGAAAGATATACATCTCCCTGAGGGTGTTCTCTTAAAGACATATAATACAATAATGGTCTATTTTCAGGAGTAGGAATATATTGCAAAGTATCTTCTACTGCAAGTCTATTTGCAGCAGATTCCCCTGGCAATTCGTTTGACTTAAACATATCGCTTAAGATATTGCTTAAGGTCTCATACATTATTTGTTCTGTTTGATTTTGATACCCTTTACCCGTAAATTCAAGACCATCGGCTGGATTATTGTCTCCAGTTGATACAAAGCTATTCAATTCTTTGCCACTTGGTGCATGTTTACTCTTAATGAAAATTACATTCTTTGTAAATTCCCCTTTTTCATCAAACTCTTCTTCGTTGAGGTTATTATAATAAACTACATAATATGTTTTATCTTCAGAAACGATACCTGTATATCTACCTTCCTTTGTATAAACTTTAAGTTTACCCGATATTGTGTAATAGCCTACTTCTTCCGTAAGTGCAAAATTCCAAGTATTGTCTGCAACTTTTCCTACGTGATAAGAAGATTTAGATACATCATAGAGTTTAGCTATCTCTTCCCAAACAAATCTGTTATGCTTGCGTACACGGTCCTTGTCTTCATTAGCTTCACTTTCAGAGTCACTTATATCAAGGTCGAAGATTCTTTGAAGTTGGATATCGTTCAACTTCTTAGATAACCCTTCGTTAGCTTTAATTGGACTTGCTTTTTCAAATCTTAAATTGTTTGCAGCATCACCATCACCATCATTAAATCTTTCAAATGTACTTCCATCCATGAAAGATTCTTCTAATGCTTTAGTTGCCTTTGCATTAGCATCCAAGTAAGATTCAATTGTAGACAATCTTTCCATTACAGATTTCTGTTTACGAGAAACTACGAAGTCTACGTTAGAGGCCCTTTGAATTTCTGTAGATGCATTTTCTTTAGTCTGTTTAATTACACCACTAAAGAGTCCATCTTTCTCAATTACTTCCCTATCTGCATATTGAAGTTCTTTGAGATAAGCATCCCCAATAATGCTATTTTCTGCAATTCTTGTATCTTTGGCAAGATTCAATGTAGATGTGTTAAGCCACATGTTATCTGCTAATACTTTACTTCCTAAGTAAGCATATCTTAAACCTAACAAATCTGCTAACAAATCTGTTTTAGAAACGGCGTTTTTATAACTACCTAATTTTTCATTACCTGTTTCGTCTGTAACTAACTTGCAAGTCAATAATCTTACAACATTAGAGGATGCGGTTTCATCATTTATAAATGCGCCACCTGCATTCAAGTTACCTACGCTATGGTTAGCTACCAATCCTGTATTGTACTTGGTAACTTCTTTAATTACATATTCATTTGGAATAGAGTAATTAAATAATGCATTATCTACCCATTTCAATAAACTGAAATGTTTAGTATCTGCAGTTGAGTCGTCTCCACTTAATCCGTATTCTGCATCACTTGGCATTAAGGTATTGTATATAGATTTATGTAAATCTTGTCTACCTACTCCACCTTCTTGCTTGAAAGACTGTTTGAATGGATTTCTCAAATCATGTCCATTTACCTGATCCTTAATTACAGGTTCTACATCGAATAAACGGTTTGGATACAAATCATCAATCAAGTTTGTAATATTACGTCTTAATACTTCAGTTCTGTTTGGTAAACTAGCTTGTACATCATCTGCACCGTAAATTGTCTTAGTTACTTCAGACAACTTCTGGTTCATTCTTTCAATTTTTGCAGAGTCCCAAGCAACGGCTTTAGATACAAAGATTGGTTTGAATGTACCTGTCTTCGCATCATAGCTTAACTTAAGTCTTGTATACTTTCTTCTACGTGTTTCATTTTCTTCTACATTTTCTGGAGTACCATCTTTAGTATTTGTAGGTATGGTAGTTTCTTCTCCTTCTACTTCTTCAGTTTCAGGTACTCTAACAATACCGCAATCTTCTTTATTAGGAGTATGTTTATCAGTACCTTCTGCAATCTGTCCAAATGGTACAGTTCCCTTATTTGCAATGTCTTCTGGAGAAGAAAGATGTGCCCAAGCATGTCCTTCATCATAATCTGAAGTTTCTGCATGATTGTCATTCAATCCATCTAATAATTTTTCTTTTTCAACTGAAGTAGAATCTACATCTGGAGTGTCAGTTTCATTATCCTCAAATCTCTTTTCTACGGCCTCTCCATCTTTATTAACAATTGGAGTATAAGTATGTTTACCTTCATCATTAGAAATGTTTTCTAAGTAGTATGAAGTTAATGCATGATGACGATTTGTTAAATCATTGATGATTTCGTCAACCCTATCCATTCTTGTTTTAACTGTAATTCTTGTTCCTAAAGTATCAGAGTCAGAAAGTAAAGATTGGGTTTCTGCGTCTACTTCTTCAAGGTCTGTAGTGTCGAACAACTCAAGACAAATTGCTCTCATCAATCTATTCAAACCGAGTAAAAGTGGACCAGCATTCAACTGTTCTTGTAACTCTTCTGCAATGTGACTATTCAAGAAGTTCTTTCTGTTTTCATCGTTACCAGGAACTGTAGGTGAGTCAAAACCAAATACTGAAGTTTCAATGTTCAATAAACGCTCTTGTGTTTCCTGGGCGGCCTTAAGTAATATACCTACAGTGTTTCTAATCTCCTGCTGTAACTCTTTCTTGCTTGTAGTCAAGTTCAAGTAGTTTGCAATAGATTTAATTTCTTCTTCTGTATATGTATAAGTGTTATTGTTTACAAGTTCATTACTTGCGTCAATGCCTTCGTCCTTTCCTAATACATTATCATGAGAACTCTTAATTAAAGTATTTCTCTTATGTACTAAGAAGTTTGTATCTGCAGGAGTACCATTAACTTCATCATCAGTTCCTTTTAAGTCTCTCAACTTATCCCTAACCTGATTTACACGTTCAACTAAGATACCAATCTGCTGTTTATATTCTTCCTGACCTCTCTTATAAATCCAAGTAGAAAGAGGTAACTCTTGCAATGCTTGTAAAGCTGAACCTAACTTAGTTAGGGCTTTCAAACCTTCTTCATCTGGCTGGGCTTCAAAATCTTCTACTTTCAATTCATATTCGTCGATAGTATCTTTTGTATCTAATGGCTCTACAATATTACCATCTGCGTCAATTGAAATTTCATTTCCTTGACCATCAACTGCATTTTTGTTTGGAACCAATATAGTTGTTTCCAATCCATCTTTTACATTAACTGGAAGTTTTTCTGAAATTACAATTTTCTTAGTAATAGAAGAATTGTTTAAAAGGTTTTGCAAAACTGTATAGTTTAATGTAAGTCCGCCGATATCTACTTCTGTAAATTCAGCACTATGAGATTTGAAGTTTACATTACCTGTATATTGATTCCCTTCTTTAAGTTCAAAGTTAACTATATTGTTTTCATCTTTAGAAATAATAGAGTTAAGAATACTTGAACCAACAATAAATTGATTAATCAATTTATTCATGTTAGTATCTGTAACTTTATAACTATTCAATAATGTAGTTGGGAAAGCAGTTAAAACATTTTCTGCAACTTTCTTAGGCACACTTTCTTTCTTAGAGAAGAAGTTTGTAGTTGTTCCTAAACCAATAGAGTTATTTTCATCCACAAATGGAATGTAAGCACCTTTTGCAACATCTTCTGTGATTGCTTCTGCACCGTTTGATAATACAGCGCCATCCAAAGAATGCGCTTGGATATTTCCATCAAAACCAGTATTCTTAATACCGTGAACCCCTACAGCTTTTCCATCTGAATCTAATGCAGGATTGTCAACTAAATCTTCTTTATGTGCATCTAAGTCTTCTTCAAAAACAATGGTCTTGTCTTTAATAGTAAAGTTGTTTACATTTAATGTATCTGCAAATACGCCCTTATCATCTACTTCTAATTGACCGTTACCAGCTTTTAATCCTAAAGCTTTTACCATCTCTGTTTCTACAAGTCTTTCATAAAACTTCTTAACTGCAGTAACAGTTGGAGCCATTACATCAGAATAAGCTTCTAATGATTTTGCTAAAGGCTGATCATCTAACAAAGAATACTCTCTGTTCCAAAGATTTTTAGCAACTACTATTAATTTATATTCTACATCTTTAAGAGCAATTGGGGCTTGGGTACCTGCGAATTTACAAATACCTAAACCATCTTCAATGTTCATATGGAGGTTGTAAACACCGTCTGTTCCAGAATAATCATCCTGCAATACCATCCATTCAAAACCATAAACAGTATCATTGTTATATACGTGGAAACCTGCGGGTATTTCTCTCCAAATATACTTATCTGCAAAAGGAGAATCTTTTTGATGACTTGGCACCTTCTTAATATTTGGTTCTCTTATAAACAACCTAACTTCAATGTTCTCAAGAGTTGGAGCAATACGGGCTTGTTCCAAAGTACCATATCTTACTAATGGAGTAATATCAATATCTGGGATTGTATTGTTTTTTGAAATAATACCTTTCTTTCTCAAGAATGGGGATCTCTGCACGTCTCTAAACAATCCAGTTGGTTCACTCCTAATCTGTGCAGGAGTGTAACCATCATTCATTGCAATGAAAGGAATGATGAATTTATTTTCATCATCTAAATAATCTTCTCTATTGTATTGCTGAGAAATAAAAGTATTAGCTTCGAATTGAGGATGTGGATCATTTCCGCTTACAGGTTCTGTCATTGGATCTTCAAAAGCAGGTTCTTCTGGAGTTACTTCCTCTGGTTTATTTTTAAGACTAATGATGAATCTCATTCCGTCTATAATTTCTATTTCTTGATCAAGAGCTGCATCTTCTACTCTGTCATCCCCGTCTTCAGGGTACATTAAAGTAGCATAATCGATTGTCTTTCCTTCTGGTATAATAGTTTCAAAAAGTGTATCGTTAAAAACTGCGCCGGTTGATTCTAAGATGATTTCTGTGAATGTTTCGCCTCTATCAAAAGAAACTCTAACAGTATTTGACATTAAATTAATCCTCCAATTCAACTTTAAACAAAATTTATATTCTTGTTTAATTAGTTAGTTGAATTAGAGGATTATAAGGATTGAATATTATTTAATGCAATTTAACGCAGTAGTTATATTACCTAATGCAGTTTTATTACTACTACTATTTTTACCGTTGTCGCTTTCTCCCCAATCATGATTGCATGTAGTCCAAATTGCATTCTGTGTATCATCTACTTTTTTAATCTCTTCTTCAGTACCTGTAATTGTAATTGTAAGACTGTCTCCTCCTGCATCTGTAACTGCCCATTCATCCCCTGTAATTGAGAATATGCCATCACTTTGCTGTACTTTATCAGTAACTTCTACGAGGGCGGCTTTTGTATATGCTATTGTAGTTGCTGTCTTAGTTTTACTTGTTGCGGCACAAATCTTAGTAACACGTACTCTAACATGATCCTTTGTATTTACTTCCCATTTATCTAATCCAATATGTCCTATATATCTACTTGGCATATACCATTCATAAGAACCGTCCTGGAAAGTAACTTTTGCTCCCATTGTTACCATCATATCAGTCCAGTCGTCTCCCCATGTATTGTTATAGGTAATATCATCTCCTTCACCGCTCGTACCCTCTTTTTGTAAAGATCTATATACAATCATATATGCAGGTTTAATTTCACTTACCCAACTGAGTTTGGTACCTGGATTTTTAAGACTTGTAATGTCTAAATTGATGTTAAGTGTAGCAAGATTTACGTTAATATTAGAGGCATCAGAAGTAGCTTTATTTACTGCGTAACTTGTCTTAGATGGAGGAGTTAAAGTACTTGATGTTACTTTTACCCCCTTGTAAGAGGACTCTGTATATCCTAAATAATACATCTCATTATCGGTAAGTACCTTTCTACTTCCCCCAAGTAATTGCGCAATAGTAAGTTGAGTAAATACGTTTTTAGTACCGTAATCACTTAATTTTACAGTTTTACTCATCAAAGTAAGTCCATTTGTATCTTTAAGTACTGTACCAAGGCTTATTTTATCATACTTTTTTTCTTTGTTAATTGAGCTTGGTATCTTCGAAACTATCTTATCCCATATACCGGCTCTATTAACAGTGGCGTTAATCTTAAGAGTTCCGCTTATAGTTACGGCCTGAGAACAATCTACTGCCCCGCTTACATAATCTGGAGCAATACTCATATACTTATGAATTGGAATATCCTCATTAAGAGTATATTTTTTAGTTGCAAATGATGCATCCTCAGTATCTTTATATTTCACTACATATGAATTACTATTTGCTTTAAATTCAAAGTACTTATTAGTTGGGTCCCCAAACATATTAAATTGAGGGTCATTAATGATACCTTTCAACTCATCAGAAGTAATTTTAAATTTACCTATAGTATCCTCACTAGCCCTATATTTACCTTTTTTGAATTCGTCTGTAAGAGGTTTATCGCTTACTAATGTTCTACCCTTATTATAAGTTACAGTTATGGTCTTTACCCCGTTTTGCATTTCGTCAAATTTATCTACAATCTTAAAAGTTTCATCCATTTGATGTTGCATAGATTCTACAGTTGAATTCAATGCTGTAATCTCAGATTCTTTCTCTGCTAGAGCCTCATCATAGGTAGTTTTCATTTGAGATATCTGTGCGTCCTTTTCTTGCAATGCAGTATCGTATGTAGATTTCATTGCCTCAAAAGTTTCTTTTACGGTTTTTCCATTATTCTCTTCATCATCCCATTCTTCAGCTTCTTTAATAGCTGCATCTTGTTTTTCATCAATAATCTGTTGAGCCGCAGCTTCTTCTGTAGCTCTTTCTTTTTCTTCTGCTCTAATATCTGAAGCGGTCTTTCTAAGAGCTTCATCTTGAGATTCATCTTTATCTTTCTGATCAGTCTTATATTGTTCAAAAGCCTCCTGATGAGCTTCCATAGTACTTCTCCAACCAGCGGCTTCTTTATGGATCTGTACCATATATTCATTAATCTCTCCAAAGAATTCATAATACTTCTGGGCCATTGTAGCATTAAATTGTTCTCTAGTAACTCCAGAAGGTTTTAAGTCTTCTTCATCAAACCAGTTTCTTAAAGCATTATACAACTCTGGGTATTTTCTCTTATCGTAAAGAGTAATACCATCCATCAATGCAAAACCTTTTTCTGGCAAACCTCTATTAGAAGGTTTAATATATCCAAGAGGGAAATTACCTGAGTAATCTCTCAAAGGTTCTTTTACATCTACTATGAAATAATTACAACTTTCAGCAATTCCAATTGGTACATTAAAATCATACCAATATTGAGGGCGGGCAGTTATTCTACCATTAAGCCCAAGATAATATTGAGTGCCTGGCTTAAGATTACCCATGGTAACCATTCTACCCATTCTCAATACTTTAATTACATCACCTTTTTTATGTATACCAGTCTGGTTTGTTAATACAACACCAATTACGTTTAATCTTGATGCATCTCTAACATCTGCAAGAATTGCTTGTCCTGCTTCTGCAGTCTGCCCATGTTCAATCTTTCTAACATTCATGTAAGGTAATAAATTATGGCTTACATAAACATCATAGTATCCTTCATTTATGTTAGAAGTAATTTCGAATATACCATCTGCAATTTCTTTAGATGTAAATTCTATTTCTTCATCTTCGTGATAATTCTGTTGTAATTCTTTTAATCCATCTACAAGCGCACCTCTAATAAGATTAGGAGTAAATACACTCATAGGTTCTTTTTGAATTATATTTGCACCTGCATTGCAGAAGGATTTAGAAAGTCTAATATAACCTTCATCATTTGGATCTGCTAAATCATCATAATCAATAGGTTTACTTACTACAGGAATAATTATTGTATCCCCGTCCAACTTTCTCAATCCAATAAATGCATCTTCAAGCGTTAAATTCTGAGCAGCTTCCCCTACTACTCTAATTTCGCAACTAAATGGTCTTGGTTTACCTTCTGCAATAGCAACTACTTTAACTTCATCATAAATACCTGTATTTAAAGCTTTGTTATAAGAAGGTTCTCCTCTTTCATTTAATCTTGCAAAATCTGGTTCACCATTAGTACTATCATAGCCACCGGTTTCGTCTTCCAAATCTACATCTTGTTTAACTTTATTGAAATAAATATCTTCACCTAAAGTTACTAAGAATTGAGTATTGTCAATTGGACCTCTAGTATCTCCAGTGATGTTCAATTCAATGGTTACTACTTCATCTTCGGCTCCATCTGTTGTAGGGGCATCTGTTAAATAACCTACTTGAATTGTATTTTTTGTATTGTAAATAGAATCTGAATAATCCCAAGTAAACCATGCTTTACCATCTACTTCTGCATCTGCTTTTCTAGAAGTATCTAAATGGTCTGTATCGTGAAGGTCTCCTTCTTTATCGTAACCTGTATGAGAACCTCTATTATCTAATTTTCCATCTTCTTCAAGAGAAAGGGTTTCAATAGATTTTCTAATGTATAAAGGTTGTCCACGTACTTGATCAAAATTGAATTCTGATTTTTCTTTTTCGTATTTACCTGTAATCTGATCGAAAGGAATAGCTTTGTAAGCATCTATATCAATAAATACTTCTCTATCTTTTCTAGTTTCAAAATCAGGGTGTTTTGTTGTAAGGAATGAGAATTTACCACGACTCTGTACACTAACAATTTGTCCAGGCTCTGCGTAGTTCATTGCAATACCTAAACAAGTATCATCTACGTCAGGGTCTGTTATTTTACAATATGCATATGAATCGTTTTCTGGGTCCCAACCATCTGGAGTATTACCAGTAGGGTCCCAAATACCTTCAAACTTATCTTTGAAAGCTTGTAAATCTTTTTTCTGTGCAATAGAAATTGGCTGACCACGTTTAATGGTCTCTACAGCATAATATCTTGACTCTGGAATAAGTTGTGCTTTAGCTCCATCTTTATCGATGTAGTTAAAATTATCATTTCTCTTATTTACGTAAAATGCTCCAGGTCTTATTTTATTGGTTAAATCGTCATGACGGCCTTTGATAAGTTCCACTGTAATATCCTCACAAAAATTATTAAATCAATTAGTGGAAACTTTGCCGTAAATAAAAATAGGGGTACTTTCGTACCCCTTAAAAACAGAAAAAATAGAATTTATGAATAACAGTCCAGAAGTTTACTAATGAACAAGTCCTTCGTAAAGAATCCGTCTGTATTAAGTTTGAAAATGGCGTCCTTAAGCTTCTGATAATTTACACCCTGTGAAAGTTTTGTAGCACGATTGAAAGAAGCTCTTTCTCCACCATCCGTGTTAGCATCTGTAATTTTCAATTCTTCTGAACCGTCTTTCTTAACTTTAGTTGTTCCAATTCTTCCGAATACTCTTACCATCTCTGCTCTACGAATTTCAGACATCATAATCTGATAAACTGTTACGTAGTTATCTTTTGTGATAGATGCTAACTGCATAAACGCGTCGTCAGTTTTTGCATTTGTTGCAATAGATAATGTTACGTCAAGTACTTTTGTCTCTGGAATAAATCCAAACATTCTACCAATTGCACTTGGATCAAATGTCTTTGTTTCAATACACTGCTGAAGAATACGAGTTGCATTTCTAATAGAACCTACAGCTCCTTCTGCCATAGCTTTTACACCTTCAAGACAGAAATCTTTTCCCCCGTTTGCAATCATCCATTTCCAAAGATTTTCACCCTGATACTCATTTGCTACTGCAAAGTCGTGAATATATTTCATCAAATCTGAAACACTCAGATCTGAAAACTTGAATAAGTTACATCTAGAAACAAATCCTGCCGCACCTGCTTTTCTTGTTTTAGAACCATTAAGTTCTGTTTCTACGTTAGTTGAGTTTGTTCCAATCTCATCCATTGAAGTAAAGATCCAATTTGTCTTTGCGTCAGGTCTTTCCAACTCTCTCAACAATGCATCAATTGCACCCTGAGATTTTAACAATTCCTGAATTTCTTCAAAGATGATTACTTTTCTCTTTCCCCAGAAAGGCTGTTCTTTTGATTTTTCAACTAATGCTTTTACAGCATCTACCTGAGAAGTAAATTTACCATCTGAGTTTAAAGTATCAGCTCCAATTACTTTTACATCGCGGGAATATTTACCTTCCAATACTGCTTTACAATCTGGACAATCTCCGCATGGATTTCCATCAGCATCTTTATGCTGACAAACCATTGTCATTGCAATAATTCTTGCAGTTGTTGTTTTTCCTGTTCCATATTTACCCATCAAAAGAATACCACGAGGCCATTTATCATCTTTTGCATGAGTTGCTACGAAATCTTTAAGTAATGTACATCCATGTACTTCAGACATCTTAGTTGGTCTTGCGTCAATTGCCCACTGTTTTCCTGTTAAATCCATAAATCTTATTCCTCTTTCTGTTTTAATTTCTTTTCAATATATAAAAGGTTTTCAAAACATTTACAACAATTTTTTGAAAAAGTGGCCTCCTTTTTTAACGATATTATATATGTAAGCAAATTAATCTGGAGTAGATTATGTCTAAGAAGGTATACAGCATTGTAGTTAAAAGAGAATGGGATGTAGATACCCGTGATGGTAAAGTCCATTTTGTAGAACATGTGTCCAAACCTATCAACTGTTATAAGGTATCTGATGTTACTCGTGGAGACCCTGTTAGAGTAGTTGCAGGTAAGAAAGTTCCTATAGGAACTGAAGGCGTTGTAAAAACGGTTTGTATAAATAAATATTCAAGTGATGTAACTCACAACCCTTCCGTATTTATTACTTTACCAGATGGCACTGAAGTAAAAACTGTAGGTCATAACCTTATCAATTTGAAAAATGTAGGGGCTGAAGATTGTATTACAGAATGGCCTTCTTTTGAAGATTTTTGCGAAAGTAGTAAGAATAATCAAGAACAAATCAAACCAATGTGGTATATTGATAAAGAACTTAATGTTAAAAGTACCGGATTGCCAAATATGGAAGATTATAAGATGTTAAATCTTGACACTTTAGATAAATCTTATAAATCCCTTTTATATAATAAAAAACAAGATACATATGCAGTAGTAGAGTTTGCAAAAACTTTTACTCCTGGTAATGTAATAAGTTTTAAGCAGTATGGAACTGCCAGCCGTTTTAGAGATATCTTTGGCGGGGATGATGGTAGAAAAGAAGCAGAGTTAAATTACAACATGTTAAGTTAAAAATAAATAATTAAAAAATGTTTCAAGCCTATCGAAAGATAGGCTTTTCTTTTACCTAAATTCAATTGAAATGTATGAGGGTGGGTTTTTCAGGGAACGGGTCTAACTCTATATATTATAAAGATTTAACTGAAATGTATGGGCGTAAAAATATTCCTTAAAAATATTTTTTAAAATTTAAATTTTATATATAAAATGTTTGTTACTTTTTTACATCTCTTATTTGGAACCTCCCGCTATATATTCTTATATGATTAAACTTAGAATTAAACTACCAGATGAAAAAGGTTTTGAATTTGAATATCCTTTATCTGAAGATGAACTTATTGTAGTGCAAGGTAATAGCACTAACCCTCCTATCATAAATAAAAACATATATGAATGGTATAAAGATGTAGACGGCCTTGACATATATTTTGATTTAGCTTCAGCTCTAACAGGTCGCCAGAAAAATGAATATGCAGAATTATTTTTTTTAATCATTGCATCTGCAGATTCAAAAGGAAAAGTACTTTGTACTCAACAATATAAAAACGAAGAAGAATTTTTAGAGCGTTTTAATAAATATCTTAAGAAATGGCGTCTTCCAAAAACCGCTAATAAATTACCTTCAGATATTTGTCTTAATGTTTTAGCCGCAGTACATTATAGCAGAAGTGGTAAAAACTTTTTGGAAGTAACTGAGGAGCTCATTCCATATATTGTACCTATAACTAATGAAGTAGACGAAGGTCACAATGAAGGATTAGTTGAAGAAGTAAAACCTGCAGAAGGTGATGCAGAATCCCATCCAGTAGAAAATTAAGTAAATTACTAGGGCACCTGCACTATATAATTATTATTAACATTTAGATGTAACTTGAGCAACCTTTCCAAAACAAATTAAGATTTTGTTTTTGGATTAAAATTATGTTCACCTTACGTCAAGGAGTTTTATATGTTACAAGAAGAAGAAGTAGACTTTGACGCCTACACCGCAGCAGTTGAAGAGAAAGAGCAGTCTGATGCTCAGAACAATCAGAACAACCAGGGATTTGAATTCCCAACATGTGTACAAGTTGGTTCTAAAGCCATTGTACGTTTCGTAAACGGTATTGCAGAAACTGCAACAGATCAAGGCAAACCAGGTTCAGGTCGCGCAAAATTATTCAATATGGGTTGGGTAAAAGATGACGCCGGTAAGAACTTCCCACTCTGCCTCCCACCAATCGTTCAGAACAAGCCAATGTATCCTCACATCATGTACGACTTTATTGACAAAGTATTGTCTCGTACTTGGGTAGAAAATCCAGATCCTTCAAAGAAAGGTTCTTGGAAGTATTTCTATGCAGATAGAGATGACTACGGTGCAAAGAGTTCTGGAGAAATGACTTTGAAAGACATTTATTGGAATGTATTCAAGTCAGGTCACAAAGAAGGCGAACAGTATTACGAATCCCAGAAGACTTGGAGAGGACAGACTGTTTATGTTGCAAATGTAATTGATAGAAATGATTACAAGTGGCACCAGGAAAACAAGAAAACAAAGTTGTTGATGAGATCTTTGAAGCTTAAGGGCGATAGATTGAATCATAAGGAAGTTTCTTTGTATGCAATCGGTGGTCCACTTCAGGAACTTGCTGACAATCATGGTTTCAAATTGAACTACGATGTTTTGATCGTTCCAGGAGAAAAGTCTCTTGATAAGTTCAAGTTGTACAATGTTACAAAACTTAAGAACATCAATTACTGGGATGATGTAAGCAAGATTATCACAGAAGCTGATAAGAATGTAATTTCTACAAACACAGGATTTACAGCTGAAGAAGCTACATGGGATACAATCGATATCGATAAGTATTATCACTATACTTCTTACACAACAATCCTTAAGCACTTCGGAAAGACAATTCGTTGCTTCGATGACATGGTAGGAACAACTTTCTACGATCAGATGAAAGTAGAAGCTGATAGAGAAGCAGCTGAAAGAAAAGCTCGCCAGGAAGCTAAGAAAGCAGCAGAAGGAACAGCTGAAGCTACCCCAGCTACAGAATCAAAACCAACTGTAGCAGAAAGCATTCCAGCTTCTCAGCCACAGCAGTCTATTGTAACTCCAAAAGAGGAGCCAAAGCCAGTTGAAACAACTGTAGTATCTTCAACTCCATCTTTTGACAACATGCAGTCAGTTCCAACTGATAAGCCAGAAGAGATGCCAATCTCTGATGACGCAAAAGAAGATATTTCTAGCTTCTATGATTCATTGGACGATGACGAATAAGTTGTAAAATAATTAAATAATACGTATCACCTAGAGGAAACTCTAGGTGTTTTTCGTTAACACCAACTATAATATTAACATGGAATATATAAGATCACCGCACTGTGAATGTGCACAATATTCAGATATTGATTCAGTTTCATTTGAGAAAAGAAAATCCTTAAAGACTTATTGGCAAAAAGGCTATATCTATACACAAGGCAAAACTACTGAATGTAGTTGCCATAAAAGATTTAGATTAGGTTCAAGGTATGATATCCTTTCTTTACAATTTGGGTTACCCTCTTATCAAGATTTAAGTCAATTAAAATATATGGGGCCGGGAGACGCTTATAAGAAATTAAAAGCTGTTCCTGCTATTGTAGATAAACATCCTATAAGAGATTTGATTGTTTATTGTACAGGTATTGAAGGAAATCAAAAAACAACTTCGGCCGCAAAAGTAATTTACGATATTGTAACATCTAATAAAACTGTAGAATATATTTTATTTCCAGATTTGATTAACAAGATGTTAAGTTTTGAATTTGACCAAACCCCTTATTTAACAACAGATTTCTTATTCATTGATGACGTGTTTGAAGGGGAAACAGTAAACTTCAAAAACACTTACAATGCTTTTTATAATTTGTTACTTAAGAGAAGAAAGCCAACTATTCTTATTTCTTCATGGAATCAGGAAATGTTATTTTCAGATAAGGGAAAGCAACTTCCTTCTTTTAACCCCGATATGCTAAATAAGATCTTTAACAGGATTAATAATAAGGCTCATAAATCTGTTATAGAGTTCAATGACAATGTAGAGAAGCTTAGAGTAATGGAACAGATAGGTGATGAGCCTGTAGATTTATGGAGTTTGTAATATGGCTTACGAAAGTGAAAATCAGTATGCAATGGATTGTATAGCTGCCAGTGTAGGTACAGCTTTAAGTGAAGATTTTTATACGAGGGATTATGATATCTTAATTGGATATGAAAAACCTTTTCAAAGGATTTGTTCTTCTTTTATAGACTTTGTAAAAACTATTAGTTTTGAAAATGTTCTTAAATACGGTACTATCGAAAACTTTACAGAAACCTATACAAACAAAAAAGGTGCAGCTATTTCTGAAGATGAACAATCTATCATAGATATAATTTACGAACAGATTAATTACAACAAAACTAATAACAACGGGGGTTTGAAAGAACCTAACAATCTTTGGAAAAAGTTAGGAGAAGCTAGACGCAAAATCAATCTTTATAAATCTACAGAAGAGTTGACCAAGAGCGGAACTTATTCTACTAACCCTGTTACATGGTCGGATTCTTATTATGAAGAATTACAGAAGAGTATGGCAGATGCTTCTATTTCAAACGTAGAAACAGAAGAACAATTATTGATGGCGGAAGACTTAGTTTCTTATTATAAAGAAACTTTGGATAAACGTGAACAAGGCTCTCATTATTCTTGGCATAATCAAATCTTTGATGAACTTATTGAAGAAGGTCCAACTCCAGGTCATGGGGGAATTATCGGTGGTTCTACAGGTATGGGTAAATCAACTTTATGTCTTAACGTAATAGATGATTTAATCAATGCAGATGTTCCAACTATTTACTTCCCTATAGAAATGGGGGTAGAAAATACAATGGACCGTTTAGCTTCAAAACGAACTCATATTCCATTTAAGGAAATTACAAAGCTTGGTAGAAGTGATACTATCAAAGATGCAAGAGCAATTATTGATCACGAAATAGATGGTTTGTTAGCCCATAGTAATTTTGCTATTGTTAGAGACCCTTGCATTACAATGCCTAAATTGAGATCTTATGTAAAGAGATTCCAATCTAAATTACCAGGCAATAAATACTGTATTGTATTTATAGACTTGTTGTTAATGATTTCTGAGTTTTATGATGGCGGAGAAGGTTCAATGGCACAGATGATTGAAAAGGCCGTTAACAAACTTGATATTCTTGCAAAGGAATTGGGTTTCCACTGGGTAGGAGTTGTACAGTTGAATAGATCTGTAGAAACAGATAAAGTTCAGTCAATGCAGTCTATTGATAAATTAAAACCAACTCGTTCAGCTATTAAAAACTCTTCAGCTTTGTTGGAACGTGCACGATGGGCTATTACTATTTTCAGAAAGAAGTATTTCGCGGATTTATATTTACCAGAAGATGAAGCTGCAACTATTGAAGATATTGCAGAAATACAATTGATGAAAGCTAATGATGAAGCATTAGGAAGAAGATATGCAATCTTTGATGGACCTACATTTACTATAACTCCAATGCAGGATGAGAGAGTAGCATAAAAAATAAAAGGCTGACAATTAAGTCAGCCTTTCTTTTTAGCCCTGTAAATGTTGAAGGGTTTTGTATTGATTACTTGTACCTTCAACCAACTTAATTCTCTGACCAGGCTTGTTCTGAGCTTCGCGCAACTCCATTTGGGTAACAGGTTTACCATCTAATAAGATTTCCTGCACATTTGGGGCTGTATTTGCGTTTTCATTGTTTACTACTTCACTCATAAGTTTTTCTCCTTATATACTTAAATAAGTGGCAAACCCGTAACTTTTACTATAATAATTATTATGATAACATTGGGATTTGAAAAAGGTAACATAGTAGCAGGAATAGTTAACACTAAAGATGAAAGTGATTTCAAAATGTGCTGCTCTATATTAAAAAATCAAAAGTTTAGATGGAACCCTGATAGAAGGCAATGGGAAAAATCCGCTCTTCTTTACAATAACGATTTATATGATGTATTAAAAATTATTACAGAGGTTTATTTTCCGGATATTGTCAAACAGCAAATAGAAAATTATCCAAATACTTTACCTACGGAATATGAAGAATATGCCCCTATCGAAAAACTAGATTATACCAAATATGTAAAGTTCCCTCCTATCAAAGGTAAACACCCTTATGAAACATTCCAGGATGAAGATATTAGAAAAGCGTTAAGTAGAAATAGAATGCTTTTCAATTGGTCAATGGGTTGTGGTAAATCTTATGCCACTTCTGTTATTTACGAATACCTAAGAGTAGAAAGAAGTGTACCTAAAATGATTTTGTTAACTACAAGAGTGGGTACATTAAACTTAAGAAAAGAGTTGTGCAAGTTCTGTAAATCTTTAAAGTTGGAAGATGTTGCAGTTTTCAATTCTCCAAAATCTTTTAAGAGACAAGCCGGTGGAAGAAAAATATTTGACTCTGTAGAAATATGTGAAAAGAAAGTTTTAGTATTTTCTTACGATAGCTGGAAGTTGATGGCTTCTGCTTATGGAGATAAAAAGCAAGGTAGAAAAACAAATATACCTTTAGAAATGTTTACCCATGGCTATGAATGTTTATTGTGTTTGGATGAATGCCATCAATTGTCAAATCCAAAATCCGAACGTTCAAAATCTTTATTCAAATATTTGAACATGTTTAAGTACAGGTATTTATTTTCTGCCACCCCAGCTGACAAGCCAGAAAAATTGTACGCGCTTTGTAGAATACTTGATCCTAACTTAGTAGGGTTTATGAAGTACGATGATTGGATTCATAAATACAACGACGTAGGTACATTTTTCTCAAAATATGCTATTAACAAAAAGAAATGGCATATGGATGAAATTGAGAAGTTAAATAAACGTTTGGAAAAATTCTCTGCCAAACGTGAAGCCAAAGATGTATTGGATTTACCACCTTGTAGAGAAAAAACATTCTATATCGGAATGGGAGAAAAACAACAAGCCCTTTATAAAATTGTAGTTAATGATATTGTTAATGAATGTATTAGGCGTCACCCAGATATGGCTTCAACTACAGTAGACGTTATTAAAGAAGCATTTTCTACAGTAATGTCATTTACAGAAAACCCTAATGTATTAGGTGCAAGTTCAAGTACTTTTGTTTCAGATGAAGTAAAAGAGAAATGTAAAAAGTATAATTATAATGCAGATTATGAAAAGCTTGATGCAGTAGATGCTATTATTGAAGATGAGATTGAAAGAGACAATAGAGGTATTCTTTGGTACATCCACCCTCTTACAAAAGATGTCTTAAAAGAAAAATATGTCAACTTAAATCCTATCATAATTTCAGCTGAGATGAATGCAGATGAAAGAGACGAATTGTTGGAAGAATTTATAAGAAATAAAGCCCATAAAATATTAATTGCATCCCAAAATATTTTAGCAACTTCTGTAACAATTACAGAAGCCTCTTATGCAATTTACTTGGAAACATCTTTCTCTTATGAAACTTATTTACAATCAACTGGACGTATTTACCGTATTGGACAGAAGAAGGATGTAAGAATTTATCACATTTATTATGAAAATTCTGTAGACGTATTCCACGAGATTGCTTTAGGAAAGAAAGCAGATTTGTCTTCAATGTTATTTGCTAGTGAAAAGAAACCAGTATTCTCTTTACAAGAAATGAAGCAAATGTTTGAAGGACAATTAACCGCTTAGTCATTTGTATAGCCGTAGAGATTATCCATAACTTGTTTACCCCAGCTAGATTCATCATAACTCCATGGCATTTTTGTATTAGATGCTTCTCCAAATTCTTTTAAAGAATCACTAGGAGAAGCATTTCTGTATTTCATTTCCATTTTAGTCCAACTAAAACCTACTTTGATTTTTAACAAACTTGCAGAGTCTGAAGAGGCCTTAAAACTAAAACGAGGGGTTGCTTTATATATTCTAAAGTTTTCAAATACGAAATAAGGGGTTTTCATATAAGAATAAAAATCAGGCTTTCCCAAGAATCTACCCACCGTAAAATCTTTACCGAAAGGTTCATTATGTTCTCTTTGAATATAAGATCCTGGAATAATCTCCAACACTGCATAAGTTTCTAATTCTCCTAAATCTCTTTCCATATCCTCTGTAGGCTCGAGTTGCCATGCCGTGCCTTTAGTATTTCTTTTATGCGCTTTTGCAACTTCTAACATTTTATCATGTATATTACTGATATTAAAAATTTCGTTTTGAATGAATTTACCAACTTCACATTCTTTCTCTACCCCTGCTTCATTTCCACTTATAAAATTACAACTCCTGCCTTCATCTACACCTATTCCTAAGTAATCAAATAAATAACTTAAAGAATTTAATTTCTTATCGCATAAAATTGTACCATCTGCATAATTCTTAACAGTTACGTTATCTTTAGGTTGTAATTGTAAAAGGTTAAAACCATATCTAGTGCTTTCAGATTTTTTAGAAAAATCTGGTAAAGTTATATCTTGCAATCTAAAGTTATATACTTTATATGAAGTAATCTTGCCTTCATTTACTGCAGATTTTTTATAAGTCCATAATAAAAACTGAGAGGAAGAAAGTAAAGGATCGTCATTTAACAACTTGAAGAAAGCTTCAGATTCATCTTTAAGACCTAATTGCTTATTAAACAAAACCCTTAAAGTAGAATTGATTTTTTCCATATCTGGTAAATCCGGATAAGCATAAGTATTTATTTTAAATGATCTTTGTCCTTTATCCGGGCCGGCTGGGATATATGCACTAACATCTCTTGAATTTATAAGAGGATTATTTCCTTTTCCAATTCTTTCAGGGGTCCATAAATGACCCTTTTTATAAAGTTCGATCTTTCCACCATCTGTACATAAAGAAGCCATTACAGAAGAAGGCTCTTTATTTTTATCTAAAGGGTTAATTTTCCAGCCTCTAGGAATTCCATTTCCTCCTTTTCCTAAAAGACTGTTTATAGTATTACTTAAATAATCATTTGCTAAATCTACTAAACCCCCGGTAAAATCATTAAGAGCTTTAACCCAGAAATTATCTTCACCATCTTTACCTGTCCAAAAGTTTTCTACAAACCAATTCCCAAATTTCTCCCATTCATTGCCTAAAGATTTTTGCTGTTCCCACAACTCTCTATATTTTTCTTTAGCTTTATTTTCATATTCTTTTTTAAATTTTTCCCAAGCTTCGTTATACTCTTCAGAACCTTCTACATAATCGTATTTAGATTTGAATATTTTCTTTAATTTAGATTCATTGTTTTTTATCCAGTTGTCTACATAATCTGATTCAGAAGTCAATAGTAAATTATAATTAACGGATTGTTCTATCTTCGGAAGAGGAGTAAGCATATCAGAAGCATCTAAACCTCCAAATTGTTTAGTACCTCCCTTTCCATTAATATTTAAGAAATTGTAAAAATAATCATATACAAGGTCCCCGCCTGTTACTTTTTCAGCTGCTATTGGTTTTCCAGTCCAAGGATCTTTTATGTTAGACTCTTTCCAAGTATCTTCTAACCCTTTACTATTTTCCCCTAAGGCTATCATATTGAAAGGTACTATGGTTGTGGATTTACCTAAATCTAAGTTTCCCAATTCCTCAATGCCGAAATTATTAGCAAATGCACTGTTTCCGTCTTTAGCAATAATAGGTTGGGTATTTTGGGGCATGTAATCATCTATTTGATCAAAATCAGAAGCCTCTAGAGGTGCGTAATTGATTATACCGTCAAACTCAGGAGCAACGGGAAGTACATAATTACCTACATCGTCAAGATCAGGAGATTGTGCAATTGGTAGGTAATTACCTAGAGACTCTAAATCAGGTGCACTCAATTGAAATAATTTTATTTCTTCTTCCATTAACTTACCTTCCTAACATCTTTGTAATAAGCAACTACCATAACCCCGTTTACTTTTTTAAGTAAAAACCCAACGGGGGTAAAAGAAGATTCTATAGTTAAAACATCTGTAGAATTGACATTACAGGGACATCTTATATAAGACATTCCTGCTCTTTTTGCTTTTTCATATAAATTAAGAGATGCGGTTGTAGCCTTTATTAAAACTACTTTATCTCCTATAGAAAATCTTGGACTACTCATACATTTCAATTAGTTGAAATACCTATATGGGAAACAAAACACTAAATAATCTAATAAAGATATAAGGAGAAATTTCCCATGAGATTACCTGCAAAGGCAAAAATAGAAGAAGCCAGAATGAATAAACATATGACCCATTTTGAGTCATTAGTAATGTTAGGACCAGATGGTTTAGCTGAATTAAATAATAAGATAGAGTCCTTCGAAGCTCAATTGTATGGAGAGGATAGAGGCTTAAATAATACTACCAAAATAGATGGTAGCCCAGCAGTATTTGTTTGGAGTAAGTTTCCAGGTTATCCAGACAATTCTATCTGTTTGAAATCTTTCATTGATAATGCTAACAATTGCATGACTTCTTTGGATGAGATTTTTGAAAAATACCATGATCGCCCAGATATGTGCAAGAAGTTGGAAAACGCATTGATGTTGGCAAAGTATATCCCTGAAGGGGAATGCTGGCAAGGAGATTGTTTATTTACTCACGATACTTTGAAAGAGCAAACCATCGATGGAATTGAATATGTAACCTTCCAGCCTAATAAAATTGTATACGCCATTCCTCAAACTTCTCCTTCTTATGAAACTATAAAAGATGCAGAGTTTGGTATTGCATTCCATACAATTTATAAAGACGATGGCAATGGTGGAAAGAAGCAATCATTTAGAGTAGACTTGGAAAGAATACAAGCCCCTAAATGTTTCTACTTAATGTCGGTTGCATTAAATCTTGATAATAGTAAAGATCCATTCCACATGAATGAGGTTCATAATTTATATACTCGTTTGCAAAGCGTAGAAGCTAAGTTGAATGCAAATCCAGCCTATGCAGATTTAACAGATAACCAAGCATTTATGGGCTTCTGGAATACTTTTGAAAATAAGAAAATTGCAGATGAAAGAAATGTAACATTAAACGAAGATACTGTAATTGAAGAATTGTGGGATTATATTGAAGCTAAACAAACTGCAGAGTTTACAAATAAATTGCAAAACCTCAAAACTGTTAAAGGTAAGTTAGGAGCAATTGATAAGTGGGTAGACGCTGTAGCAGAAATGAAAGCTTTACTTACAAATAATAACCAGTTGATTGTTTATATGGTACAGGCTTTCAACTTGGCAGCTCAGATTAAAATGCACTACTGGGAAGGTTTCAAATCTGCTTATAAATCAGATTACGACCAGTATTACTTGTCTAGAACGAAAGGATATATTCCAGCAGATATGGAAGGTATTGCAATGTCAGATTCTGAAGGCAACGTTGTAAAGGTTGTAGATAGAACTACATTCTCTTCTTATAACAGAGACCCAGATATTATGGCAGGTTGGGAACATCCAGAAGATAAATTAAAAGAGGATATGTCTTCTGAAGATGCTGCAAATGCTGCAGGTGAATATTATAAAAGAACAAGGGGGTTACCTTACGACAGTACACCATTTTGGGTAAAACAAGGTAGACGTACAGGTAGTTTATATGACTACGATCCTGAAAAAGAAAAAGAAGAAATTGCCAAAATGAATGTTTGGCTTAAGACACAGAATAAGGCAGATAGAAAAGCGAAGTTTCAAAAGATAAAAGATACAATCTTTGGAGATCCTTCAGATACTTTAGGTTGCGGTTACGACGATTTAACAGAAAGTAAATTAAAGGAAAGTTATTATTCATCAAGTTGGAGTGTAGAGGATACAGAAACCGCCCTTGAAATGATAAGAGAGTTTGCTGAAAAACACCATACTGTAATTAAAACAAGCCGTACAAAAAATAACGAAGCAATTGTATTCATTGATGGCTCTGACTTCCATTGTACAATTGTTTTAGGTGATTGTGTTAACTTGCAAGAAAATATAAATTATTCATATCATATTTTTATAAGCGGTGCAAAACTTTCAAGTAGAAACGATTGGTGGGGCTTCACAATTAAAGAGTTTGAAGAAGACTTTGAAGCATTTGATTCTGTATATCATTTCGCTGAAACAGGTTTAAGAGAAAATGTACCTACCGGTTGGATTGCACGTAGAGTTATGCACGGAGGAACTAAAACAGGTGGAAGAGATGAATTGGTAAAATGCGATGTATGTGGAGAAAAAACAGATCATCCTCATTTTGTCAATGGACGCTTCTACTGCGATGCATGTTGGGAACAATAATAGTTCTATAATATAAAAGAGGATTATCATGTTAATAAACGAAGAAGCTTTATGGAAAAAATTCAATACACGCCTTAAGGAAGGTGTAGATATTGATTTAAGAAATGATATAAGAAATATCTTAAAGGGCTATGTTAGAGACCAGGGTTTAGATCCTGAATACTTAAAACAGTATAGTCGTAGCCCTTCTGAAATATTTAGAATTGGTTCTCAACAAGTTTATGAAGTAACTGAAGCTTATATAACTTCTCCGGAATTTGCAGAAGCTATAAAAGCAAACCACCCAACTGCAATTGTAAACATTACTAAAAATGAAGCAGGGGATTTAGATAAAAAACCTAGAGGTTCAGGTACTGCGTCTGGAGAATATAGTTCTATTGAAATTGTAATTGATGATAACGGGCTCCTAAACCATTTGTACTTAACAGATATGTCTACAGGTAAAAGAAGAAAAGTTTTCATTCCTAATAAACTTATTAAAGACTTTAGTTTGAAATACGATACTGAAGATTTGATTAATACTGTAGCCACTGAAGCTAGTAAATTAAAAGGTTTTGAAGATTATGCAGAATTCTTAGTAGAGTTGTTGAAGAGTGCTACTACCTGTAAAGCAGATTCTCCGGCATTGGGAGCAATGTTTAGTTTCTTTGCAGGTAGAATATCTACAGTAAAGGCAGATCCAAACAGCAACTCAGCTTACATAACATTTACAAAGAATTCTAGAATGTTTGAATTGATTCAAGAGTTTGCAAATGATTCAACCTTTACTCAAATTAAACCTTCTATTAATGTAGACTTTGCAGAAGTATTTGGTGCAATTGCCTTGTTAAGTGCAGTTAGAAGTGACCCTGAAATTGCAGATTACTATGCAAATTATAAAATTAAATATCCAGAAGCTTCAAATGAACCTTTAGTAGATTATTATTTGACACCTGGAGGAGTAGAAGAAGGAGTACAGATTTCTGCAAAAACTGGTGCAGGTGGAAAACCTACAAACGGCTCTATTATTCAAACAGCCTACGGAATGATATCTAAAAGTAAAAACCCTCAATATCAACCATTTGTTAAATTCTTACAGGAATGGTTGGCAAGAAGTGAAGGTACTGTACACGAAAGCTTTGAACATTTAGCTTCTTGGTTTGAAGAAATGGTTAGAGGTGTTAGTGAAAATTACCTAATGGAAATGTCCATGTTGGGTAGCGATACTTCAATTGATCCAGCCGATTTGATAGTTAATGTAACGCCAGAAGATTTAGATTCAATTAATAATGCAAATACTACTCAAGAAGTTGTAGATGCTTATACTGCTATTTCTAGTAGAACTACTCCTAACAAAGGTGCAAGGTTAAAGGACGCTACAGAAGAACAAAACGCAGATCCTCTTTATAGAGATGCAATGAAGATTAAAGCAAAAGTATCTTTGTTTATAAATATCTTAAATAATTCTTTTGTAATAGATTTGATTAATATGTACTTTAACTTAGGTATGGGGCATATGGTTCAGATTTATTTCTTAGGGGACGTCGCAGATGATTCTCCTACTTGTACGTTTAGAATTCAGTCTAATGCAACTAAGTTTGCTTATAAATTCTCTTTTGATTGCAACATCGATAATAGACAGAAAAAGTTTACTACAAAGAAATTAGCAATGTCTTTGATGCATGAAGGGGAAATTAAGGAGAGGAAAAGAATGATTGAAAAATATCTTAAAGAAGAAGTAACTCCGCCAGAAGATACAATTGTTGTAGCATTTGGAAGATTAAATCCTCCTACATTAGGTCATCTTAAAATGGTAAATAAGATGGCTACTATAGCAACTCAACGTAGTGCTCATAAGGCTAGAATTTATTTAAGTCATTCCCATGATGCAGAAAAGAACCCTCTTCCATATGAATCTAAATTGCAATGGGTAGATAAAGCTTTTGGAGACTTTATTGATGTAGCAGATTCAGATGCAAAGAATATGTTCTATATGATGCACGAACTTTATGAAGAAGGTTTCAAACATGTAATCTATGTTTGCGGAGAAGATAGATTTGAAGAGACTTCTAAATATCTTGCAGGTGCAAATGGTCAAGAACTTACAAAGAGTGGAAAGCCAGTAGCTGCAAATCTTTATTACAAGTTTGATACATTAACTTTTGAAGACGCAGGTCATAGAGATGAAAACTCAAATGATTTAGCTGAAAAAGCATCTGCCTCTTTAGCAAGAAGTTATGTTAAAGATGATAGGTTTGATTTATTTGAAGAGATTGTTCCGTTATCTGAAAAAGATGCAGAAGATTTATTTATTGAATTAAAAACAGAAATGACAGTATAAAAAAGAAAAGGGCTACATAAGTAGCCCTTTTAATCTATATAAACTTAAGCCCCTGCTTAAGACTTCTTTTCTCCTCTAATCCATTCTACATTTGGTAAAACAATTCTAAAAAGAAAATCTTTTAATTTTTCATCATTGAGATTTGCTTGTTCTAATTCCATTTCTTTTACATCGGGGTTTGGATATAAAATCCAATTACTAGGAAGATCTTTTATATTATTGAGATAGATGTTTTTATCTTTAGGATTATAAGCGTATACTTCTACTTCTTTGTTTAAGATTAGATTTCTGATTTTAACTAAATCTGACATAATTAAATTATAGTGCCAAAATCCAAATCATACACTATTTGATTTATGACAAGAGATGAAAAGAAAAAATTACAAGAACAATTAGATAAAGATTTTCTAGAAAAGAAAGAATTGTATACCGAACAATGTTTTGATAAAACTAATCCAGCCTATTCTAAAATGGAAACTATTCTGCAAAATGCTTCAACAAGGCCTTTAGTAAAAGAAGTAGGTTATGAATTGCATCATAGAATACCAAGATCCTTTTTTAAGAAAATAAATATTGCAGTTGTAGATAATAACAATCTTTATAAATTAACTTATAGGGAACATTTTTTAGTTCATTATTACGCATACGTTTGCGCAACTTCTTTTATGAAACCTGCAATGAGTTTAGCGCTTTTGGAAATGAAAAAGATGTGTACAAAAGTAGATGGTTGTTTGGAAGAAGATGCAATTTTTATGTCCAATCTTTTCAATAATATTAAATGGGAAATATTTGGAAACAAAAGTAAAGAACATAAAAAATATACTTTGAAATATTTTGAAAAACAACTTAAAGACACTTCTATTAGATTTGTAGCATTATATAGAGGAATGACTAATCAAGATTTTGTAATTAAAGGTATTTGTGAAAAGTGCGGCCAGAATATTTTACGAGAAGTTAAAATCAATGATTTGGAAAATGTTTTGAAAGAATTAAAGAATCATAAATGTGAAAAGTAAAACCCCGTTTATCGTCCGTAAAGACTATCCCGTTACTACTTCAAGTTGCAGGCAAACCAGTTGGTCAAATCTGCCGGGGTTAAGTACAGTTTGACTTTAGGTACGGTGGATGGATTCGAACCATCAAACTTCCTCTGGGAGGCTGAGGCGCTTCACCAATTAAGCTACGCCGTACACTATTATTTAGTTACAGTACTTGGGTACCATCGGCCTTTTTAACAACAACTACTTTTCTTGCAATTGTTTTTGAACCACATGTATCTACCTTATCATCTTTTACATGGATGAAAGATTTTTCCAATACTTCTTTTTTATCTGTAGAAGATTTCAAATAAAGGATTTCATCTACAACACCTTTTCTACAATAGTAATAATTTCTAGAACCGCCTTTAGGATAAACAACAATGTCTCCTACATCAATTTCTACACCATACTGATCCTGTAATTTGTAAGATTGTACAACTTTAGAAACTGGCTTTCTGGGTTTAGATTTTATTTCTTTAGAGGCTTCAAGAGAGAAGAGTCCATCCAAAGAATCAATTCCCATACCTTGAGCGAATTCATCGAGCTGTGCATACTTAGAAGGGTCCTCTATAAATACTTTAATAGCTAAGCGTACCCCTTTATAATATTTTTCAGGTTCTTCTATCATAGAAGGGGATATATGCCAAGAATCTACTCCATTGCATTCCCAGAAGTCTTTCTTTAATTCCCTACCACCAGTTTCTCCATATTCACTAGCATGTTTTTCAAGCCAATCCCATTTATAGTGGAATGTATCGTAACTATAAGTGCAGCCTATAAAAGATTTTTCTTTTTCATCGGAAATTTCTTTAATCTTTTTCAAGAAAGCTTCTACTAAGAAAGCTTGCCAAGATATCAATAGAGGTCCTTTGAGTGGCCCCTTAGATCCGTCTACTTCATTATTCTCTCCAAAAGGTGTATATTTTTCTTTCTTTGCCAGATTTATGAAATCTGTTTTTTCTTCAAGAAGTTTCCACCAACCGTTGTATGCTGTAGGAATTTTATCAAGAGGGATGTAATGGTAATTTGGTTCTTCTTGCGGCTCATCCCACTGTCTCAAATTTTCTTTTAATTCTATTCCCCACATTTTAGGAAACATGTTGAATACATATTCTTTGTAAGATGATCCGGCTTGCTTTTCAGTACAATAATCTATAACCTTGGTACCAACATCTGAAATCCATCCAAGTACTTCACAACTCATTTTATTCCTCCACTTCTATAACAACTGGTTTGTTTGGGAAAACCTTATTAAATCTTTCGCGAATAAAATTCGCTTTAGTTTCATCTAAAACCGAGGCAATGGATTTATCACTTACAAAATAAGAATCCATAAAAGAATCAGTAATGGCAGAATTTTCTACCCATTCTCTTTCTTTGAAATAGAATCCAGATTCTTTATCTTTTATATAATATTTCTTCATATTAACAATATAGATTTTGCTTAAGCAGCTGCTTCTTCAAATGCTTTAATAGCATCTCCAAGTCCTGTATCCCCTCTCCACATATCATCCATGTCTCTACGGGTACCTGTATCTACAATTTTGATAAGGTTATTATGAATTGCTTTCTTAGAGAAACGAACAAACTTGTAAGTATCTGTAGTGAAGTCATCAATTACGGCCATTACTTCATCTGTAGTTTCTTTAATCATTCCCTGATAGATTCCATAAGACTGCTGGGCAAGTCCCCAAAGAGACTGGTGAGCGTAAACAATATCATGAGAGTTTGGACTGTAAAACCAAACTGGATCTGAATCGTCTTTGCCGAATTTTTCTTCTGCTTCTTTGCAAAGCTTGCTGTAGTAATCTTTATCTGAAATATCTACTTCATGAATAGTATTGTCAAGTCCAAGGTGAGTAATATTGATACAGTTGTTACCTGTGGTCCAAACTTCTGAACCATCGTCAAGAGTGAGGCGGATAGAAGGATTAAGATGGATTGTTTTTCCTGTGAGAGCATCATTGAAAGTAGTTCCAAAGTTGTTGATGCCGCACCATTTTACAGTACCTTCAGTACCGATTGGATTTTTGCGACCTTTAATGATTCTTAAACGGTCCCCTTTCTGAACTCCTGAATGATGTCTTTCCGAGCGTTCAAGCCTGTCAGTATAAATAGATACTGGATTGATTTCTGAAAAATTAACAACTCCATATGGAGTGCGTATATCCTGTGAAAGTTTTGTGAAAACGAAATAATCCTTATTTGACATGCTTTGTACCTCTCGTCAATTTAAGTTATAATTTACGTTAATAATATAGCGGCTCTCCGGAATCCAAGTTTCTGAAAAAGAACTAAATTAAGTATGGAATTAAAAAAATTTTTAGAAGAATATAACCCTCAATTAGAAAACAATTTTTTATCAAATGAAGAAAGATTGAGATTAATAAAAATATACGATTCTTTAGAAGATAAGCCAGAAACTTTTGATGATTGGTTACTAGAACACACTCCCCCTGAAACTATTGATTATGTGTTTCCTTATGTAGATTATTCTGATCCTATTTGGAGGAAAAAGTTTTTTAAAGTCGCAGAAAACTTCGATAGTTACTTAATGACTGATAAAAGATTTGATGGGGACAAAACGTTATTGAGGTGCATATTTAAAGGAATAGAACTTTACATGCCCTGGATTGGAATAATACATTTTATAATAAGTGAACCTTCTCAAATACCTGAATGGTTAGATCAAGATAAAATACATGTAGTCTATCATAAAGATTTCATTCCTAATTGTTTTTTACCTACTTTCAATAGTTGCACCATTGAAATATTTTTGCACAGGGTAATAGGTTTATCAGAAAAATTTATTTACGGGAACGATGATTTTTATCCAATAGGCCCTATGGATTCTTCAGATTTTTTTAAAAAAGATAAACCAGTTACAGAGTTGAATTATCAATATTGGAAGTATGCGTTTCATTCTACTGAAAATTTAAAAATGGCAGAACAATGTACTAAAATTCTTAAAGACGGTGTCAGGGGTACAAAACACTTTGTACCCCATATTCCCCTAAGTTTTCTTAAATCTTTATATAAATCTATTTATAAAGAATTTGAAAATTTTATCATCTATACAATAAGTCCTTTTAGAAAACTGGATAACGCCAGTGTTTATTTTTATTATTACGTAATGTTTTTAAGAAACGAATATGAAGAATCTCTAAGAGGGCCTAGGTATAGGGTATGGACCGGGGACGAAAAGAGCCCCAAAGATTTGATAGAGATGTTAGATATTTTAGATAAAAAAACTGTAATAAAAAATTATTGGCAAATACTGGTAATAAATAGTTTACAAAACCTTCATAAAACATTGTTTTTATCTAAATTGTTAAATTATTATAATTTTATATCTAAATTCGAAAAGAGGTAAATTGTGGAAAAAGTCGCTATTATTGTACCTGCTTACAATGCAGGCAAGTTTATAAAAGATTTATTAAACGATTTATTAAACCAGACTTACGAAAATTGGAATTGTTATATAATTGATGATGGTTCTACAGATGATACTAAATCCCAAATCTCTGAATACTTAAAAGATACTAGATTTAGGTATTTTTATCAAGAGAATGCAGGCCCAGGAGCAGCTCGTAATAAAGGTTTAGATAAAATGGGAGAAGAGGAATATATATACATGCCTGACTCTGACGACCGAATAGACTGTCACCTATTAGAAGATTGTGTGCACTACTTGAACGAAGTACCCATAGTAGATGTGGTAAGATTTCAAACATTAGAAAAATCTACTCATGGTAAAATAATACCTCAAACAAGGCTTACTGACGTTCCTAAGATAATTAAAGGATTTGAAGAAAAGGATAATTACCCTTTTCTATGGGGGTGCTGGTCTTATATGTTAAGAAGTAAAGTTGTTAAAGAACACCATTTAAGATTTAATACTTCTTTAAGAAATTACGAAGATCTTTTATTTTCTTTGGATTTATTATACATTAATCCTTATATTTTAATGGTACCCGATTTTTACTATATTTGGTGTCATAAAAATGAATCCTCTTTAACAGCTTGCCACTACATCAAAGGTATTTTTACCATAGCATCTCAATGCTGTGAAACAGCCGTAATACCTTGGTTGAAAGAACACAGGGATTTTATTTTCAAAAAACATTTACTCAAATTCATAAACCATCAATTAGAGTCCGCTGATATAAAGGCATCCTACCTAATATATTTTTCAGATTAATCTCTATAATTAAATTATGCCTAAAGTAACTATTATTTTACCAATGTACAATTGCGAAAAATATATTTGCAATATGTTAGATTGTTTACAAAAACAAATATTCAAAGACTGGTGTTGCATTTTAATAGATGATGGATCTGCTGACAACACTTTTGGAGTTATTGAACCTTATTTGGTAGATGGAAGATTCCATTACATTCATAAGGAAAATGGCGGACCATCTACTGCAAGAAATGCAGCTCTTGATTTAGCTTTCAAAGAATATCCTTCCGAGTATATTTATTTCTGCGACGCGGATGATTATATTGATCCTAAACTATTAGATGTTTGTGTTAAGAAATTAGATGAAACAAAACTAGACATTGTAGAATTTGGATATAAAACTTTAGACCCTAATGGTAAAGTTACTTACGATAATTGCGCAAAGAGAGAACAATTTAGTAAATCTGTTTTTACATTATGGTGCGTTTGGAGATGTCTAATAAGAAGTTCTTTAATCAGAGATAACAATATAAGATTTGATGAAAGGTTAAAATGGGGGGAGGATTCTTTGTTTATGAGAACCTGTGCCTATTATGCAAAAGATAATTGGCATGTAGAAATTCCTTATTACTTTTATTACTACAAATGTCAAAACCCAGATTCTTTAATAGTTGATAGTTATAAACATAATAGGAAAGTAAAGAAACTTTACATTAAGTGTTATGAAGATTTTATAAAATCTCATCCTTGGAATCCAGTTATTGGAGAAATGATTGAACATATCAATTGGCATAAGAAAAATAGAAAACCTCAAAAACCTCCTCAACTAAATTAAAATATGAAAACATTTTTGAAAAACTTTTTAATCTTTTGTATAGGCTTTACAGTATATCAAACCTGTGAAGGTATTTGGAAAACTTTTATTAGTCCAGGTGCAGCAGAATCTTTTATGATGGGGTTGGTAGGAGGAACTGTAACTATTTGTATAGGTTTGTTAAATGAAAAAACTTTCAAATGGGAATGGCCGATTTGGATTCAAGTTTTAATTGGAACTTTTTATGCTTTAGTATTAGAATTGCTAACAGGTTTGATTCTAAATAAATGGTTGTGTCCTATGCTGCATAAACCTTTGGTTTGGGATTATTCTGATTTGCCATTAAACTTTTATGGATTACTTTGCCCTCAGTTTATACCGGCTTGGATTTTATTAGTAATAGCTTGCATTACTGTAGATGATTATATAAGGTATAAAGTGTATGGGGAAGAAAAACCCCATTACACTTGGTGGTGGAAAAAGAAATAACTATTCTTCTACTTCTTCCCTTTTAATAGAGAATTCAAAATCGGCTGGAAATTTTTCTTTACAATTCCAGTCGGTTACCATTCCTTCTCTTTCAAGTCTCTTTTTAAGAATTATTCTAGATTCTTGACCGATTGTTTTTGAACAATTCTTGAAATACATTTTCATATGTTCTTCTTCCCAAGGGATATTGAATTCAACCCAATCAATGGCTTTAATTAATCCTTCTTCAGTATCTGCAAATATTTTTGTTTCTTCACTTCCACTTTGCCAATCATCTGAATAATGTGCTACCAAAACGTCCATTCTAATCCCCCTTAAATCAAATCTGTCCAATTGCACCCATATTTTGCTTTAAACTTTTCTGACATTTCAGTAATATGGGAATCTGAATATTGTTCAGAATCTGCAAGATTCTTTATTTCTAAAGCTTCATTAAAAATTACAGCCAAACGTTTTGCGGCTTCAGATATGTTAAACTGATTGGGCTCTATGTCTTTAAGGTCCCCTAAAGTCTTATTATGACATCCGTAAAGCTCCATAAAGTTTTTACGCTTTGCTGCCAATCTCATTTCCGGAGTTATTTCATTAGTATGAAACATTCTTTTAGCAGTTTCAGTATGAATATCCATTTAATATTACCCCCACATTTCTTCTATTGATATAACCCTTAAAAGATTTTCAACAGTATTCTTAACCAATTTGGAATCGTATTCTATTCCAAAAGAGAAAGCATGTTTATAATATCTAATACGGGTTGTATTTTTCAAAAGAGATTCTATTAATTTTAAAGGTTGCTTATCGAGATTTTCTTGAATAATAGTTTCTCCAAAATCTTCTGCAGAAACCTTTGTATATACTTTAAGACGATTGCCATCGGAATTAATTACATCCAAAAACATTGAACCATCTTTTGCAAATTCTTTTACTGCAATGGACATACTAGTTTTTTCAAAAAATACACTTCCGTAATTAATTACTGAAAACATGCAACCTCCTAAAGTATTCTTTCATTCATCAATATCCATAGAATTCAATTTTATAATTATGTCGATTTCTTGTACCGTCTTGGAATTCTTCAAAAGAACAAGTTAAGGCAACGTACCTAACATCGTAATCTTCTTCACATTCATGAATTTCTATACCAAGATCGTATTCGTTTACATCATAAGTTTGTTTAGCATAAGCAATTAATTTATTTACGGCATCTAAAACTGCAGGGAGGTTATTGGAAACTTTAATCTTGGTCAATGTCTCTCCGCCACTACAGGTCATGGGGTTATCCTCATCTTGCTTTTTGACAAAAGATAATTGCCTTCTGAAAGTTCTACTTACTGCTTCAAAATCTGCATCGCCCTGAGGTAACATACCTTCTGCATGTCGGTCACACCAAGACTTTACAAACTCTTCCTTCTCTGCATCTGTATAGCAGGTAGTAAGATAATCGTCGTGATCCAAACCACAAAATTCTTCATCATGATAAATATCCCAAACAGCCATATGTTACCTCCTACAGTAATCTTGGATCTATTCCATCATATTGATGAGCTTCTGTTTTAAGAGCTCGGGCAATACTTTCTATATCCCCGTTCGTTATCAAAGTTCTAGCCTTTTCACGATAACGTTCCATTTCGGCTTCTTCCTTAGCACGATTTTCAGCTCGGTAGTGTTCATAAATAGCTTCTTCCAAATCTTTTTTATACTCTCTTTCAAGAGCTTTGTACTGTTTGATTTCTTCGGATATATTGTAATGCTTTTTTAGATAGGCCTGACTGTAATCTTCGTATCTTCCTTTACCCGTAACATAGGAATAAAGAATATTTTCAATAGTTGGATGTAAGTTCATTGAGTAGATAATTTCTTTGATATTGGCAGCGTTTAATTTAGCATCTTTTGGAAAGCCTCTGTCGGCCTGGTTCAACTGAGTTTTTGTAGGTTTTACATCGAACATACTATTATCTCCTATTATGATAATAATATAGCAAATTCCTGGATTCCGGGTTTCCAAAAAGCAAAAGAAAAACTCCAGAATTTCTGGAGTTTAATATTAGAAGATTTTTAATTAATACTCTTCATCTTCATCCTCATAATCATCTTCCTCTTCTGCCCAAGGATCAAAATCATCCTCATAATCTTCTTCCTCTTCTTCAGAAGTCTGGATGTAACCATCATAAAGATTCTGTCCACTTTCGGTATCATATACATCGATACGAATCATTCCTTCATCGTATTCAACTTCTACTTTTGCTTTTCCTGAAGGTACGTCTACAAAAACTCCAAGACCTTCAATATCTGAACGATCTTCTCCGAAATATGCTGAACCCGTAACACCGATGTTTCCGGCATCAACTCCAAACTCATTTCCTTTTTCATCCGTATAGCTACCATCTCCGTAAGCAGTAGAAACGGTTACGGCTGCAATAATATCAGTACCTGCAACTACAGGAATAAGCCCATCCTGAAAATCTAATGCATCTCCCCAACATTTTTGATAAGTATCATCGTTCAATGCATAACAAATGTCCCCAATAAAAAGTCTAGGACTTTTAATGGTTGCATAGAAAGTTTCGTTTTCGCGTCTTGCCATATTTAATCTCCTTAATTAAAATAGCTTTTTCAGATCAACTATTTAAAATCTTATGGACGACTATTTAGGAAACCTCAAACACAAGTTAGAATACCTTATGAAGATGGCAAGTATTTACGGTCTTTATAGAGTTCCTTTGGATTGGTTTGAAGTCTGCGTTGTATCAAACGAAGGTGAAAAAGGCCCAAAAGATATTATACACGGTTACGGTACAACTTACAAGATGGATGATCTTCTAAATATGTACCCCGATGAATTAAATAGAATGCTAACCGCTTGCGCTGTAGTTCTTAAAAAAGATAAACAAGGTTATACATTCATTGCAAAAGAATTGTGTAAAAATTAATCCTCCTGCTTCTTTGTATATTTCCACAAATCGATATTTGTTTTATCAAAAGCGGCTTCAATACCTTTATAAGTTTTTGGGTCGTTTTCTTTGATATAATTCATTACCTTATAAATATCTTTATAAACATTGTCCACGATGTCTTTATTGTAACGGGTTTTAATCAACTCACTTGTAACCATATACAAGAAGCTCATAGTGGTAAGTTCATCGTATTCTTTATTTCTGGTAAAGAATTCCTGAATCCGAGAATTGTAATAAATCCAGAAACTGCCAGATATAATTAATAGAATTGCTTCTACAGAGTATGTTAAAATGAGTGGAAGGGTAGTAGGACCTTTAAATACGCTGGCATAGATAATAGCAACTCCAATTGTAAGTGCAATTAATACGCACATTGCTCCAAAAAGTTTCTGCCATATAGAATTTTTTCTAAAAAGCTTTTCATAGTCTTTCCAGAAAATGGTTTTTTCCTGATACTTATCAATATCTTCATATTTCTTATCAAAGTCATCGATGAAGCCTTTGATGTCTTCTTTATTCAAAGAAGCCTTAATAGCTTCAATACATTCTTTTCGAGTTTTTTTAACATCTATTTCCATAGTTAATTCCTCCCTATATTAGCAACCCATATATCTTACTTGATTGCAATTAAGTATCAACCTATCTGCAACTTCGACTGCACCAATGCCATTACCTGTAGAGTCTCCTATATGATGCATGTTTACTTCTACTCCAGGCTCTACTACAATTAATTCAATCAACTTTTCATCGGGGATGTTTTCAATAAACTTTTTAAGCTCCCCTACATTCTTGACACCGACTATTTCCATTTTTACCTCTTAGCGAATAAAGTGGATTTCTGTAGCTCCCGAATCGATGATTTCAATTTCACCATTAGGAGTAGTTACAATCGATCCATCCTGTTTAAGCAAATGGATTTCACCCGTTACTTTATATTTATAAAACTGAATGCGGTTTTTATCTTTTACAAGAGAGATTATATTTTCGTTGGTTTGTACTGTAGTTGTTACATCTGCGTTCATTGCTTCGACAGTAGTAACTCCACCGTTATTAAATGCAATATAACTTACATGAGAAGGAATACCCACTCCCTGAATAACTTTATTTTCTGTAAAGCTACAACCTGTAAGAATAAGGGCTGTACCCAAAACCAAACCCGCAAGAATCTTTTTCATAACTTACCTCTATGATATACTATGCTAATATTATAGCTTAAACCAGAAGCTTAAATACCTAAAAATTAAGCTATATATAATATATTGTTAAAAGGAGTTTAGTATGAGAGATCAAGACGAAGTATTCGAAACAGGTATACGCAAGTGGCTTGAATTGAATGATTATAAAGAAGGGGAATGGGTTGTAATCAGCAATGATGGGGATGCACAGTGTTTAGCTGCTAACAACACAGAAGAGATCGTAACAATTGCACAAGATGTATATGCACAGGTTGGCGGATTCGAATTCCAAATTGAATCTGAGTATTCTGATATAGAAGAAATCCAAACACCAGAAGATTGCGCAGAATTAGTAGAAGGTTATTGGGATGCTTTTATGGTTGTTATGAAAATTTTGAGACCTGAATCAGGTGAAGGTATAGTTGACTTATCCAGATAAGGAGTAGATAATGGAACAACAGTTTTTTGTATCTAAAGGTTTTTACTACGAGGACACTGAAGTAGATGGAGAACCTGCAATAGATGAAGGATTCATATTTCCAGAGATAGAAGCTTCTAATGGCGGTCAAATAATGACTGCAGCCCAAATCAAAGAAATGCTAAGAGATCATATCACTATCGGTGATTTCGATTCTACAAAGGTAAATATAAAAGGTAATTACGAAGACACCTATTGTGAAATCTCTATTATGAAGGACGGTGCAAAGATTGGAGAATTGAATGTAACTGAATATTTTGATACTCGCCAGTTTGAAGCTTTGTTTACTATTGCAGATGGGGAAGTAGAAAAACATCCTGCACTTATAGAATCTGAAGGTAATCCAAAAACTGAAAAAGCACTTAAGGTTTGCCAAAAGGTTTGCGAGAAATATCCAGAAATTAAAAGTGTAGGGCTTTCAGAACCTTTTCACGATCACATTGTAATTCTTTTTGATGGACCTAATCCAGAATTGATTAAAAAGCTTCGTGGATATTTTGATTATGACCATCCAAAAGATTTACCTGACGGCGGAACACAGATTCCTGTAATTCAAGGTGAATTAGAAAAAGCCCTTGAAGAAGTTGGGCTTGAAATGGGTGGCGGATGGGACTACGTTCCTAATGAAGAAGCCGCTAGAGCCGATTACAATAATTGGTTGAAGGATAATCCTAGACCAGTTGACCCTACAAGCGATTATTATAAATGGAAGAGCAGGTCCTATTATGATAGAACTAAGGGCGCGGGTGCTAGAGAGTATGCTAAGTTTAAAGACGAATTACCTGCTTGGAAAGAAAAGTATGATAAGGCTAAAGGAGGGTTTGCCCCTGAACACTTACCAGGAATGTACTTTAGTGTACAGAGATTAGGAATGAGTGATGAAATAAATGCGTTCTATTCAGGAACGAATTATTGGGGTGACTAACCAATAAAAAAGCCTCTCTTTTCAGAGAGGCTATTATTTTGCAATTTTTAAATTAAAATTATCTTGATTGTAGGTATTCGTAGTATTCCCACATAACTGCAGCGCACTCAGGATCGTATCCCTCATCCCCTTCACCTATAACATCTTCAAGGAATTCATCTTCAGATTTATCAGGATTGTACTTAAACATTCTTTCTACGTCCGCTTTCATATATTTACTTAATCCTGGGAAAGATTTTTCAGATTCCTGCAAATCATTAAGAGTAACTTCTCCATAAGCTTTACCTGCAGTGTCATCTCGAATATCTCTTTGACCGATACCTAAGCTCATAATTTCTTCAGGATCTAAGTCTACAGATAGCCAAGAACCCATCTGGAAATTATCAGGAATTTCTGATACATATCCTGTATAATCCCCTCCTCGTTCTATTGGTAATGCATCTCTACCATTTACGAGCTTATCATATATTTTCTTATATTTACGAACAGAAGCTACATCATTTCCGAATACAATAATTCCTTCATATCTTTCAGATTCAGGTTCTGTAGCGTAAAGAGGCCATACCCTACCACTAGAGACTCCAAACATTTCCTTGTTTTTAATCCAATGACTTAAGTCATCTGCCATCTCATCTGTAAAATCTACGGATAGGCGGTCGGCTTTAATTTCAGAAGATTGTCTAGTTAATTTATTCAACCCCATTTTAGGGTGACGCCAAGCATATTCCTTAGGGTTCCACAAATACAAATAATATCTTCCTTCGATCTTTGCAAGCCCAAATCCAAAAAGTTCTATACCTTTCTTTATATTTTGCATTGCCATCAATCCAAATAGTTGCTCAACATTTATATCTGTTATATGAACACTATATCTATGAGGCGGTAATTGTTTTCCCTTTTTAGCTTTTTCTATTCCCTTTGCACTCCAAGGCTTTGGATCAAACAATCCTTCGTTTACCCTCATTTACATCTCCTCGTTCAATACTTCAGCTAAAGCATTAAAACCATCTAATAAGAATGATTCAAAATCCTGATCGTCATCATCTTCCGAATCCCAATCGTCCTCAAAGATTGCTCCATCATCTTTATCAAAAACTCTCATAGAGACTACGACAGCGCCGTCGTCCCTTAAGTCAAAGGATAAACTAACGCTATATGGACCATACTCTAGAATAACACCTAGATCCGGCTCATTAAAATAATTATCATCCGGCTCGAAGGCAAACCCATCTGCAACATCCCAAGCTTTATCTAACAACATTGCAAATCTATCCCGAGCTTCTTCAAGTATATCATTCCTTCTTTCAATGTACGCGATTTTATCATTATTCTTTTTAATCGCTTTATTAAACATATTTTGAAAAATAGTATTAGTTTGTTTGAAACAGTTTAACATATTAACCTCTATCTTATTTAGTAATAGGTAAAAGAAAAGTCAGCCTTTCGACTGACCTTGTTCATTATTCTGCAGCTTTAAAGTTGTAGATAGGCTTGATGATAGAAATCACTTCTGCATTATCCTTAATATTTTCAAGGATTTCATCAGCTGGTTTGTAAGCCATTGGAGCTTCATCGATAGTAGAAACACAAACCGAAGTTGTATAAATATCCTTCATGGATGCCTTAAAGTCTTCCATCTTCAAAGTTTCCTTTGCTTTAGATCGAGACATTAATCTTCCTGCCCCGTGAGGTCCAGAAGCGTTCCAATCTGGATTTCCTTTACCCTTAACAATCAAAGAACCGAATTGCATGTTGATAGGAATAATTGCCATTTCATCATTTTGTAAGGAGATTGCACCCTTGCGCAAGATACCATTCTTGATATCTATATAGTTGTGAATAGTACAGAACTCATCCAAAATGTGCCTCTTCTTGATTCCCATTTCTTCAATAAGAACATCCATCATAGCTTCACGATTTAAGCGAGCAAATTCCTGACAGATATCCATGTCGTGAATATATCCATCTACGTCAGCTCCCTCCAAGTAAGAAAGTTCGCGGGAAACAACTACAGTAGGAATCTTTGAGATTTCAGCCTGTATATCCTTTTCACGGCCTTCTCTTTTAAGCTTGTTGATTAAGTCGTTCTTAACCTTAGAGTTGTTCTTATGATATTCAACGGCCTTGTTTTCCCAATACTTTGCTACAGCAATTCCTAAGTGACGAGAACCTGAATGTATTACAATGTAATAGTCTCCGTTTTCATCCTTGTCGATTTCTACGAAGTGGTTTCCTCCGCCAAGTGAACCCATAGCGAAAAGTTCTTTGTCATAATCTGCATCAGCAATTAATTCGCGGATACGAGAGAAATCTTTTGCAAATCTGTGAAGAGTTTTTCTGTGGTTCATTCCAGATGGAACCTTAGTATGCATAATCTTGTCGAACTTTTCCAATCCCGGCTTGTTGAATAATTGACGGCCTGCTTCTGCAGAAATCTTCAAAACCAACATACCGCAGCCTATATCCACGCCAACCATGTTAGGGTTAACACGAGGATTGTCCTTGTTTATTTTTTGAGTGAATCCAATACAAGATCCCTTGCCAGCATGAGTATCTGGCATAATAGCAATATTGCAATTTTCTACAACTGGCGAATTCATAAATCCGTAGATTTGTGAAACACATTCTTCTTCTACAGTTGTAGCATAAACTTTAGCTGTACCATATTTTCCTGTTATTTCAAACATAATTATAATCCTTCTCTTTTACAATAATCTCGGAACCATTCAGTTCTTTTAAGCTTTTCAATCATATTTTTAACACGTTTACTTGAATCTGTCCTTCTCGGGCCAAACTCTGCATATTCCTGTTTGGGTTTAAACATTTCCTCTTCCAACATTTCTTCCTCTGTAGGATAAGGTGTTATTTTTTCAACGTGTTTTGAATTTCCTATTAAATCAAATCCATTCATAATTATACTCCTAATACGTACGGAAATGCTTTTTCAAAACGCTTTACATAAGGGATTAAATCCTTTACATCTTTTTCAAACTTTGTACCAACTCTACGATCTACATAATCCTTCAATTCATGATAGATTGTACTTATCGCATTTTCTTTTCCTTTCCAAGGATTGCCTTTATCTGTACCACAGAAATATGTATAACCTGAACTTGAAGCTCTGTTTGGAATTCCAAGTGTATAAATATCTGCATACATATTGTTATCAATTGTACACTTTGCAAAACCTTTTCGAGTTGGAATACTCAAAAGAAATTCGTGATCAGATAAAGTCATTTAAATTCTCCTTGATAATAATATCGCAAAAAAATGGGTCTTGAATTTCTCAAGACCCTTACAAAAAGCTAAAAAATAAAGAAATTATTCTACTACAATTTTACAATCTGGCATACCCAATTCATCGCAAAGTTCATTGTATTGATTCATATATTCCATAATTGCATCGTAATAAATTCTTGTATGTTCACAGATTGGGTTTGTAGTGAAAGGCTTTAATTGTTCAAGAGCTTCTTTCACTGAAGAATATCCAGTTGCTTCCCAAACACAGTTATCATATCCTTCCAAAGTTGCATATAAAGCATCCCCCGGTCCTTCAATCTTTGAACCATAATTTCCACGAGCTTCAGGGTCGTTCAAATAACTTTCGTAAACATTTTTAGCATCTTCTGTAGCAGGGTTTCCATCTTCATCTACTAAAAATTCACTCAAGTCATTGACTTCGATATCGTAAATGTTTCTATTTTGTTGATATAATTTATCCAACTCTTCTTCATGGTTGACATATTCAAGTTCTGTCATTCCATGATACTTTGCCATATCTTTTACGTAACGGGCTCTTTCTGGATTTTTATAAGAAAGAGATTTGTCGTCGTAAAGATAATCGTATCCTCCGGATTCTATATTTCTTAAAGTATCTTCAATATTATCCATATTATTCTCCTAAGACTATATATTTAATATAGTCTTTTTGAGGTAGTTATGAAATTAAGTTGGATAGAATTAATAGGATTAACTTCAAGATTTTTAGAAGATAATACATTAAATTTTGAAGTAAATGGCAAAGAAATAAAAATGAAATGCGGGAGTCGTAGTACGGCCCTCAATGATAATAGCCGCATCGTTCTTTTTATAAATGGAAGAAAAAACGTATTCGATGCGTTAAGCTTCGGCCATTCAGAAGCTCCAAATGAATTCTATTTTCCTAGACAATATAGTGATTTAGATTTGGACAAGACTTTTATGAAAATGTATGATTGGCCAACACCTTCAGATTATGACATAAATGCAGAATATGACTACAATGAAGATGATGAACATAGAAAATGTAGATATTTTTACGAAGAAGCTATAAATCAATTCGTACATAGGAAACTAGAAAAAATAAAAGTTGATGTACCTAACACCGAATTATATAAATTGCTCCCTAGAGAATTTTATGAAATAGAAGATTACGATCTTAACGATTTTATGAAAGATTACAAAGAACTTATAAGAAATTCGTATGAACCTGGTTGGGTAGATGATATAAAAGATGCCCATAAAAGACAAATGAAGGATTTTGAAAATACCTGGCAAAACATGAGGACTGGTAAATTAGATGTAAATGACTTGGTAGACAAATATGGAGATAGTATAATTGACGTACTTACAAGAGGTGATTCAAATGAATCTACAGAACAGTTGGAACAAGTTATTGAAGATAAAGGGGCCAGCTATTGGGAAGAAATTGAATTTGTAATGCAACAAGAAACTGAAGCTATTGCAAAATACTTAAAAAGATTCTTTAAAGAGAAGGGAATAGATAATTGGGAGGATTTGTCAAAATTGATTTTAGAGGACCCTTCATCTGGTAAAGAAGATTACGGTCCTTCATTATACAGATTCCTGACAGAGGAATTTGTGGAATCTAAATATTACAGAAGATTAATAGATGACATTGCTGATGATGTAGCCGATGGTTTTATAGAACTTAAAGGAGCTTCTAGATCATCAGATAATGAAGACGAGGAGTAATAAATGGAACTTAGATTAAGTGAATTACTACAATGTATGTATATTGCAGCTTTTGATAAACGCCGAGATATGAATGACAGTGATAACGGTGTTGAAGATCCTACTATAGAATTCGCAACCTCTTTTAATTGGAATGGTAAAAAAGGTAAATTGACTTTTATAGATGGTTATCTGGACTACTCCGGTTTCTATTGTAAAATGGAAATTGATAATAAAATTATAGTATTTCCTTTAATGATTTTGCAATATAAGTACAGATTTAGGATACCTGTAGATGTAACCATGTCCCAAGAAGGTATGGCCGATAGTGATGATTACTCATTTCCATTGGCAGTTTATTTAATGTTAACAGGTGTATTTACTGCAGAAGAAATAAAAAATAAAATCGTGTTTACAGAGCCTTTTGAAGGGGCAACATCTGTAAAAGTTTCTAACAAAGATGGTCATTTGTCAAAGATTATGATAAATGCAGATTTTGAAGACGAAGAGTGGGCAAAACAATTACAACCTATTGTAATGCGTAATAATAAACCTATGGCAGAACTTTATGAAATTGCTAAACACTTAGATAGCCTTTATGAGTTTTTGAATTCCTCAAAATTAGAAGTAAATAAGCATGATTGCTATGATTTGCTACCTAGGGATTTGTATCTGATAGATGATTATTCTTTTGAAGAATATATTTCTTCCGGGGATTATTTAACAATAACAGACCCTATAGAAAAAACTGATTTAGGGCAGGCAGAAAAAGAGCGTCAAAGTGCAATTGACCGTATAGATAAGGAATCCAAATTCCAACATTACAAAAAGGAAGGAGAAGTTTCTGCAAAAGAATTGTTAACTCATTATAGGCATCAAACTTTAACTTATATTGATGAGGAATTAGAAGAAAACGAGGAAGTTCGTGAAAGGCTAGAAGTTCTTTCAGATGAATTGGGTGAAACTACAGAAGATATTATTCCTTATTTATTTAAAGACTTCTGGGATGAAGTAGAAAAGTATTTACAGAAAGATTTGAAAAAATTCCCTTACCAAGAGGACTCAAATAGTTACTTAACTAAAAAAATAGAAAATTACCTAAATTATTTAAAAGATCATGCCAAAAGGTTTAATGTTTATATAGAAGATTTAGAGGACGCTATATTAGAGTTGGATATGGATGACATTGTAGAATAGGATGACTATTTATTTAATATCAAAGGATGAGGAATAAGATGAAAAATAAATTACTTGAAGCTAGGAAGATACTTAAAGCCTCCGATGCTACAGAATTGTTAAACAATGGTAAGTTGGCAGGAATGATTGGAGGTAGAAAGTTTATACCTCAATGGGTTTGGGATGATCCAAAACATTTTGAAAACTTGGTAGATGCCACATTGACCTTAATAGGTTCTGGGCAAAATGTTGCAACAGATGAAACCATTAAATACTTAATGAAGTGTTCTATGAATGATGTAAGTGTTTGGGAAAAAGCTATTACAGAATCCCCAGATACTGTCGTTTATTTATCTACAGCCTTTTTAAGCAAATGGATTCAGGAAGGAGAATGGGCAACTAAATTGAATAATTTGGCTGCCGAACCTGAATACAATCAAGGTGCTTGGCATAATTTGGAAAAAGATTTACAAGATAAAATAGAGGCCGTTCAACAAAGACGTGGTAAAAAGTTTACCACTAGTGACAATACTTTATTTACTACTTTATATGATGATGGTACATGGAAGCTATGCATTCCTAAATCCCAAAGAGGTGATTCTGAATTAGCTTCCCATATTCAACCATTCAAATACATGGGCAAGACATTTACCAAAACAAGGTGGTGTACAGCTGCAGGTAATAACTTCTACAACAGTTATTCAAAAGATGGTAATAAGTATTATGTAATTCAATATTATAAGAACGGTGTATACACGGATGCTTGGCAGATCGCTTTTGACAGTGCAAGCCATGTAGAATTTATGGATAAATACGATCTACCTGAATATAGAAAAATGTTGGAAGTTGCTCCAAAAGAAATGTTACAGATGATCACGGTAGATAACCCTAACAGTGAATTGTTTGGAATAAATATTGACGCCTTAGCTCAAGGGTATACTAAAATTAATCCAACATGGGAGAAATTAAATTTGAGGGAATTTGATGAAGCCCCTTGGATTGCTTTTCCTCAATACTACGCGTTCGTAGACGGAATGATTATAGAAAAGAAGAGCGGTACAATTATGGCAGTTGAAAAGGATGAGATGAAAGAAAGTATTACAATTCCTAAATACGTAAAAGCTGTTAAGAGTGCATCACTTTTCTATAAGACAGGTATAAAGGAAGTAACTTTTGAAGTTGGTTGTGAAGTAGTCCCAGCCGAAATGTTTGTATTCAATTCTACTTTGGAATTGGTAGTACTTCCTAATACTATAAAAAGAATTGGGGAATCTGCATTTAGAAAATGTTCTAACCTTGTAGATATTGCACTCCCTCCTTCTTTGAAAACAATAGGTGAAGAAGCTTTCGCAAGAACTGGCTTGCAGTCTGTGCAACTTCCAGAAGGTTTGGAGCAAGTAGAAGACTTAGCATTTAGAAAATGCAATGATTTGGAAGTAGTAACTTTACCAGATTCTTTACAGTTTGTAGGAGATGAAGTTTTCGAAGATTGTACAGAATTAAAAACTGTAAATCTTAGTAGTGTAGATAATATTTCATGGGGTGAAGATGTTTTCATGGGTTGTGAAAGTTTACAAACTCCTGAAATTGTAAATAAGTTTGAAATTGAATAGAGAGGTAAGTTATGAGAAAAACTAGAAAAGAAGATTTGATGGAAGGGGAATGCGCTTGTGGAGAAGTAAGTTGTACTTCTACAGAATGTCAAGCTATGGCTCCTGCCAAAGTAGTTTCTCCTGCTTATTACTCAGGTAATAAAAAGAAGGCTTTAGGAAAGAAAGATAAATACAATAAATTGGGAGAAAAAAATCTTAAAGAATGGAGAGCAAGTTCTGCCGCAGAAGGTTTAGGTTGGGTTGATTCTGAATTGGATACTATAGAAACAAACCTTAGCGTGTTGGAGGATTTTATTGGAGCAGTTTGCGATCCTAATGATGAAATCTTCAACAATATAAGTGCAATACATTCTTCTATTAATTATATTCGCAGTGATTGTATCAACTTCAAGGAAAGTGTAAACCTTAAAGAAAATGGAGAAGTTCAGTCTGGTTCATTAAAAGGAACAGATCCTGAATTTTGGGAATTCCTTCAAATGACTTTTAATAGAGAAGAAGACCCCTATATGGGCTCTTATGATGACCTTGTTGAAGCAGTAGAAAGTTTCAAACAGGATTGGATCAATGAAGGATCAGGAAACTCACGAGTTTTAAGATATACTGCAAATAAATGGTTGGCAACGGAAGGTAGATCTCTTTGCAGCGAGGAATTATTGCAAAGAGAATATAACGATTATTATTCAGTAAACTAAGGATTCATATGAAAATTAAATTATTATATTTACCTATTGTAGTTGAAAATTACGAAGAGGATTTAAGATCTACTGCAAAGCAGCCAGGTGATGACTTGCGAAGTAGATTGAATAGTCTACGTATAGAAATGCCTTTTACTTATAAGGGGCATGAAGGTTCTTTAATTTACGATAGGGGCCGTCCAGCCGAATTGCATAACAGCCTTGAGAAGCTATTTTACACTCTTAAGATAGATTCTCATTTTATTAATTTACCTTCTTTGGTAAAACCGAAACGCCGTTTTGATAAAATGGTAGATGTAGAGGTTGATACAAGGGACACAATATGTTGTAGTGCAATATTTGCATTAGGAATTTGGTTAGACAGTCTTGGCTTATTACCTCTTGGCGATAAAATAGAAACAAATCATCCTAATGCACAAGGACTTCTTCCAAACGGTAAGGCACTTGCAATAAGTAAAAAGGGAGAAGAAATTTCTAAAATAACATTACCGGTAGATTCGAAAGATAGGTATTGGGGCGTTGAATTAATAGATTTCTTGCTAGAGGATTCCCATTACAGAGCATTGGATTTAAGACAACATCCAGAACTCTTTCAACCAATTGCAGATTTCTTAAATAATTTTATAGTGGAAATAAATGAAAGAGATTACAATAATTTAATTCCTAGAGAACTTTACGTTATAGATGACTACGATTTCAAAGAATACATTGAGTCTAAAGATTTCTTTGACTTGCAAGTATCTGATACTGTATATGCAGATAGTAGAGATATAAGCGCTATAAAAAGGGATTATAAATCTCAAATAGACCGAATGGATAAATATAATTCGCACCGCAGTAAAAATAGAGAAGGTGTAGTTACGGCAGAGGAATTAATACACGACAATTTAGAAAGTATCGAAGATTATATAAGTTCTGCGTTTAGAAAGGATTTTGAGGAAAAATATCAGGTATTGTTCAAAGGGGAAAACCCTGAAGATGCACTAGAAAACTTTTTCGGGGACAAAATTGTAAATACTATATTAAAAGTGGACTCCGATTTTTGGGAAGAGGCTGAAAAAGCTTTGCAAAAAGATTTAGACAAAAATCCTTATTCTGCAAAATTAGAGTATAGTGATAACATAAAAGATTACCTTAAGGTAGCTAAAAGGTTTAATCATCTTGTACAAGATACTTGGGATGATTTAATAGATGTATACTACGAGCAACAAAATGAATAGGGGATTATAAAAATGGGTAATAAAAAAGGCTCCTTTTTAGGAGCCTTTTATTTTACCTTAATTGAATTACATGTCAAGATCAAGTGGATGAATATTGTTGTCCTTTACATAAGCTTCAATTTCTTCCTGAGTGTTAAACTCTTTAGTCAGTTTTGCACTGTTTAAGAGATATCTTGGTTCTCTTGTGATTCCCATATAATCTCTTCTTGAGAAAAGCCAGTTACGTGCATTCAACTTACGTTTTGCGGCTTTTGCATCAAATGCAGTTGTCCACCAGTAAGCTATTCTTCCATCATCGTAAGAAACCATTGTACCGAGATAATACTTTTTAGTTACACGAGCCACTGTATCTTCAAGAGGAGGAAGTGCAGGTTCTTCAAGAGCCTTCATATATTCTTTATTTTCTTTTGTCCACTTATTGATCTGCTGCTGATATCTTTTCAACTGCCAAGCGCGATCATACCATTCATGATTTTTATCTTCGCCGTTAATCCAACTTTCACGTTCAGCAATCTGTTTGTTGTTTTCTTCGATCCAATCCCCGAGTTTTGCAATGGCTTCATCGAAGATACCTTCCCAATCAGTTTTTGGAAAATATTCTTTGAAAGCTGCAATAATTGTGTCGGCAAGTTCTGCTCTTGTAACACCTTCTTTGAAATGATTTTCTCCAGAATTGAATCTTGTTACAGTCCAAGTTGGACCCTGATAAATTTTATTGTTTTCATCATCGATCCAAATTTCTACACCATCTCCTGATCCGTAGTAAGTACGAATCCAGATATTGTCGTCCTGCACTTCTGCATAAGGATAAGTTGAATCATAAGTACTGCAAGCATAAAAAGCCGGTGTACGATAAACTTTCTTATCCTTTTTATGACCGCAACGAATTGGGAAATGTTTAGCTGTAAGTTCACGAGCAAGGTCGCTCTTAAACTTCCAATAAGGGTCTTCTGGGAATTGATATTTTGGTTTAGCCATTTATTTGTACCTTCCGTAATTTAATTTACAATAATAATATAGCTAAACCCGGAAAGGACTTTTTCTAAAATCCATGAATATCTATAGCATATTCTGTAAAAGGTCTTCTATTATTACCTTCTGCTTTCTTTTCACAAGCACTACAAACAAGGTAATCACAAGTACCCACATTCGACCACATTCTTCTTAATTCATAATGAGAATGGAATATTTCCCCTTGGTATCCAAAATTCTTGAAATTAAAAAATTGAAGCGGATGTTGCTCTCTTTCGTGTTTTTCAACCCACTTGTTTAAAGTCTCAACATCTTCCTTAGTTAATTTGATGCCATCATCTACAGTAAAAGTTACAGAAGGCTTAGCATTCTCATAATCCGATTTCAATACCCCTTCTTTTTCCTTTTGAAGATCGTCTAACTTCTTTTTACAGCTTTCAATGAATTCCTTATCCTCTTCAATTTCTGATTCGGCGTCGGCAATATCACTACGGATTCTATGTTCCTTTTCACTGTAGTATTTTTCAATTAATTGGGCATCCATTACTTTGTCCTCGCTGCTAATTCCTTCTTGTAATGATCCATAGGTACACCGTAAACTACATAACAATCATCTTTATTCAATGTTTCCGGTCCCTTATATTTCTTAATCATCTTTCCATAAGTCTTAAGACCGAAATGGAACTTAGGTACATCTTCTTCACCTACCAATTCTACCAACTTATCCAAAACCTCTTCCGCTTTAGAATTTTTAGTAGTATTGGTTTCAATGTAGAAACCTGCGCCTGGAAGGTCAACCCAATTGTTAGTATAACCTACACAATCAAACTTTTCAATCTCCGAAAAAATAGTTGGATAACTCTTCATAATCTACTCCTTAAACTTGGCCATCCCACCACCCCATTTTAGAATCCTTTCGATGGCATGCACCAGCAGGCAATTCTCTGCCGAGTTTTCTTAATCCATTACAATATAGAATTTGATCATAAACTACTTGCATTGCAGTCTTACGATCTTTGGCCTTAGATAATCTTTTCATCATAACTCCTGTGCAAGGATCTCTAAACAAACCTTCCTTTTTAAGAAGATCTATTAAATCTCTAAAGAAATGTTTATCGTTAACATGAGCTTCTAATACTTTGCCTAACTTCTCTTCTTGCGGGGTTATCTTCAAATTACCTACTCCTTCTATTAAAGTATAGCCTTTTAAGATTGTGAAAATAACTAAATATAAATATGATTATACCAGAGAATAATAACGACTTTACGGACTTCAAGCAGATATGGCCAAACTATGTCTATACAGAAGCTATTCCTACAAACCCTCCTGCTTTAGCAGATGCGGCTTCTGTTACCAGATATGAAAACCCAGACGGCACTGTATATTCTGTTTATGTATTTAATAAAAAATACGATATGGATGATGTAGAATTACCTCATTTGGTTTATGTAAATAACATTCAATTAATAAAAGAGTTTAGGCAGTTAAATATCTGGAAGTTAAATTATAAAGGAAATGAAGATTCTTTACGTAGAGTAATATTCCCTGGCACTACTACACATAGAGATTATACCCCTGTGTTTACTTACCAAGGTAGGTACATACCTTATACGAGCTTGGCACCAAAATTCAATTTGCAAGATTGCAATGTAGAAGTTCATTTGGATTTAGATGAACTTCATTTTTCAGGCTGGTTGTATGTAGGTAAAAGTTTACAAGACGTATTAGTTAAAGCAGAGTTACCTTTTGATGACGAACTTTGGCTTATACAAGATAAAGAGAATGGTAATAGAGCTAGGTTTAATGTAACTGAAGAAAAGGTTTATGAGTTGCCTCCGGACAATCCAACTCATATTCCAGATAATAAAGATATGGTTGTTACTACCAATACATTTAACTTTGTATTAAATGAAATTGGTAATGCAGATGAAGGAGAGTACTGGTAATGATCGGAATTAATGGTATAGATAGACACGCACAAGTTGTAAACAATATTTTAGTAAAAAAAGCAGAAAGGGTAGAAAAAACAGATACAGATATTTTTACTCAAGATATGCAAGTAGATAACTATTCTGATGCATTGATGAATACTGTTAAGCTTTGGTTGTTGTCTTCTAAGTGGGATAGAATTAGAAAACCTAATTGGGCAGGTTTCTTTGATGGAAGATTGGAAAAATATCCTATGAATGAAGAAGGTGCTCAACAAGCTACTGAAGATTTAATTAAAGCTTTCAAAGGTAAAATAGAAGGCGTAGAATTGACTGACATTCATATGAAACCTAAACTAGTAGAAAGGGGTTGGGAAGTAGCTGTTTCTGCAATTGACACAGAAACTGGCATTTATGCAGATTATAAGAAATCCCCTAATCCATTTATCTTAGTACAGAAAGATCCTAATTTGGAAGTAACTTCTGTTAACACTATAGAATAACCTTCTATAATATTAAAAGGTAAACGAGATGGATTACATAGGTAATTTAATTAAAGCCCAAAAGTTATTAATCGCTAAAATCAAAGAGATGGCTGAACGTGATAGTGAAACATACTATTACGAAAAATATGAAACAGCCAACACCGAAAACCTTGAACTTAAAGAAAAACTCGCCAATTCTGAATTTAAGATTACTCAATTAGAAAAAGAATTGGCTAACAAAAATACCCTTATACAACAACTCTCCTCAAAATAGCAAAGTTGCAAAATCCAGAACAACATCTATAATGATATTATGAACTTTAGATTAGACAGCTTGGAACTCTATGACTTTATGGGTTTCAAAGAGAAGAGGATAGATTTCTCCAAGTTAACGTTGTTGGTTGGCGAGAACGGAACTGGAAAGTCTGCTATCTTGGAAGCCTTAGCTCTTTCATTCCAGATCAAAGAAAGAGGAAATGCGGTAAACAATTATATCAGGCAAGGATGTAAAAAAGCTACTGTTATTTTACATGCAACTTGGATGGACAAACCTTTAGAGATTGAATCTGTATTTGCCGCAACCGGTAGAAAGATTACCCGTACATTAAAGTATGAAGGTAACGTTTACGAAAACATGATGGCCAACAATTTCTTGACAGAGTATTTTGATTCAAGAAACCTTACTATTTCTTTTGCATTACAAGGTAACGATAAATTCTTATCTGCATCTAAAATGCAAAACCTTAAAAACCTCACAGACCTTTTACAGATTGATTTTAATGATGAAGTAGAACTTGTAAAAGCAAGACTTAGAACAGTTACAACTGATAAAGATGAAGCTTTGACTAAGCTCCATAAACATACCGGTGCAAAATCCGCAGTAGAAGAATCTATTAAAGATTGTATAAGTAAGATTGAATATAACGAAAGGCAACTTACACAATACCAAGAAGTAGAAGATTACTCAGTTGTAGAAAATGAAGTTTTGAAATTAAAATCAGAACTTAATGAACTTCTTAAAGCAAAAGACGAAGTTTCTAAAAAGCAAATAAAATACAAAGAATGTAACGATATATTGCTTAAGGATAGAAACACTTTACAGTCTTATAAAACTCAATTGGATAATTTACCGCAATTGGGAGAAGTTCAAGATGTAAATCCTTGGAAAGAAAAAGTAGCTTCCCAATCAAAGAATTTGGATGAAAGTAGAATTGCTTACAATCAAATGATTGGCAGTCAAAGCGAATTAAAAGCAAATATCAAATCTGAAAAAGAAAGATTAGATAAGATTGCAAACGGACTTTGCCCTACTTGTCATCAGCCAGTAGAGGCTCATATACTTGAAGCATCGGACCATACTATTCAAGAATTCCAAACCAAGTTGGCAGAGATTGAAAAGAGTATGGAAAATCAAACTGCCACTATTTCTCAAATCAAAACTGAAATAGAATCTCTTACAAAGCAAATCAGTTCTACAGAATTAAACAACAATAACATTTCTCATAACGCTCAGGTTAAGAAGATGTTGGAAGACTCTATAAACAATTTGAATAAGAAAATTGTAGAAGAAGAGCAGCGCAAAAACGAATTGGAACAAGAATTGGGTACATTCTCCGAAGATGAAAAAGTAACTCAGTTGAGGGAATCTATTGCAAAGAAAGAAGAATTTGTAAGAGAAGCTAAAAAGAAAATTGAAGTAAAGGCCCAATGCAAAGCTAATATTCAAAGTTATAAAAACGTTTTGGATAATTTGCAAATGCAGAAAACTGAAAGCGAACAGCAGATTGAACTTTGCGAATTGGCCATCAGTAAAGATGAAAAAGAGATTGCAAAATTAAATCGTAAACAAGATATCTTTACATGTTTACCTAAAATCCATTTACAGGAAGTATTGAGTGGCATTCAATTTGTCATGAATGAATTGGTATCTCATTTCGGATTTAAGGGTCTTAGAATTGAATGTGATGACAAGGGTATAGATTTCTATTTGGTTAAGTGGTCTAAAAAAGATGATGGCACTCATTATGAAATTCCTTACTTCATGTGTTCCGCTTTCCAGAAGAACCTTATCAACATTTCATTAATCGTTGCAATGAGTAAATTCTTTGACTTGCCATTTATTTGTGCAGATGAGATTGATAGTAGTGCATCTGTATCTAGTGAAAGAAAGTTAGGTATTGTAATCTCAGAAGCATTGAACAGTTGCCCTATGGTAACAATTTCTCACTCGGAGGGGTTGGTGACTGAATTGATTCAAAAAGGGCAAGACGTTTCTATAGTTAAATTAACAGAAGTTTTAGGAGATAGTATGCATGCACCTGATAATGAGAATTTAGAGGAGGAAGATCTTGAAGAATCTTTTGAATAAAATATCAGATTTAAGCAGAACTTCCTTGCAGGATGTTAAGAAGTTCTTAAACATATGTAGACTCACAACATTAATGGGCTACATAGAGAATTTGGATGAAGAGGGGAACTCTTTTATTGAGATTCCTTCTTTCGGGAAAATAAAGGTTTCAAGTGAAATGGATTTTGAGTTTATTCCTACTACAGAATTGAAGAAGGAAGTATTCTCAATTAAACAGAATCCTAATACATTCTTGAAAAATGAATTGAGAAAAGTATTTCAGATAGAGGATAAGTAAGTATGAACAAAGTTATGGATTGGCACGGTACTGAAGTACGTAAACAGATTTTAACAGGATATGAAATCTTGTATAAAATGGTAAGTGTTACGTTAGGACCTAACGGCCGCAATGTAATTATTGATGATGGAGGAGTTAGACCTCTTATTACAAAGGATGGGGTTACGGTAGCAAATCATGTAGACTCAAATGAACCTTTGTACAAGATTGGTATTTCTCTTGGAAAGGAAATTGCAGATAAGGTAGATGCAACCGCAGGTGATGGTACAACAACGTCTACAATTATCGGTTTCAATTTGATGAAGTCCTTAAACAGTTTAGTGGACTTAGGATTGGATGTTAATGATATCCGTTCAGGTTTGAATAGAGCCATTCAGGACTCTGTTGATTTGTTAGTTAAGTTGTCTAAACCAATGCCAGATGTTAGAACAATTGCAGCAGTTGCATCTAACGGCAATGAAGAAATCATGGACTTATGTGAAGAAGCATATAGTTCTATTGGAGAAAACGGATCAGTTGTTTTAGCAGATTCTTATAGCAAAACTGGTAAATCATATGTAGAGGTTTCAAAAGGTATTAGATGGGAAGGTGGTATTCCTAGTGATTTGTTTGTAACAGATCCAATTTCAAATACAACAACTGTATCAGATCCTTACGTATTAGTTTTCGCTTCTGGTGTAGCTAAACTTGATGAACTTACACCTTATATAGAAATTGCAAAGAACAATAACAGACCGCTTGTATTGATTGCTCCTTATTTTGAGCCAGAACTTTTCTCTCAAGCTTCTAGTAAGGGAGTATTGCTCCTTTCTTCTCCAGGAACATCTTTCAGCCACGTAGACTTGCATGAAGCATTAATGGATTTGGCGATTACATTAGGAACAAAAGTTATTCCAGATACTGCATCTGCACTTAACGTAATTGAAGATATTAAGGACGCAGGAAAAGCAGCTTTGATTACAGCTTCAATTGAAGAGACAAAAGTAACTCAGTACGAAGAACTTGAACCAGAACATGCAAAGATGTATAAAGAATACATTGATAAACTTAAGGCACAGATTGACGATGACGATGCACTTTCTATTAGCCGTACAGAACAGTTGAAAGACAGATTGGCTAGATTGAGTGGAGGTATTGCAACAATTCATGTTGGTGCTTTAACACCTACCGAAAAAGAAGAAAAAGTAGCATTGATTGTAGATGCTCAACACTCTATTAGATCTGCAATGAAGTATGGTGTATTGCCAGGCGGTGGTACAGCATTGTTAAAAGTTTCGCAGACACTTTCAGATGATATTTCAAATAAAACATTTAAATCAGAATCTGAAAAACGTGCATATAAAGCAGTACTTGATGTAATGAGAGTACCAGCTAAGATGCTTGTAGCTTCTCTTAAGCCAGAAGATTATCAGTATATTGTACAGCAAGTTGCTCATGAAAAGAACTTTACTACAGGTTACAATGTACGCACAGGTGAAGTAGAAGATTTGTTCAAATCTGGTATTGTAGATTCAGCCGCAATTGAAATTAATGCTTTGAAGTATTCTAATTCGGTAATTGGATCATTCATCTTATCTAATGGTGTTATCTATAATGGAGATAGAAATATGAGCTACGATATGAACGATCGTAGAGCAGCGGAGGCAGGTTATGGCAGATAATGAAGAAGTTTTAGTACAAGGTACATTATCAAGTAGAGTACCTGGCTTTTGCGTACACCCTACTTGGTTTATTTCTGGTATAGAAAAAAGAGTTAAGATTGGTTCTAAGTCATTCAATTATATAGATTATTTGGAGGCTTGGGAACACCACGATTGTGGAACTCATAGAGGTTGGTTAGCATTAGCTAAGATAACAGACAAGATTAAAGAAGCATTTGCAGAAATAGAAGCTGCAGGTTATACAGTAAAAAGATAGTAGTCATTGACCTATACTGTTGTAAAAGACAGTATAGGTTTTAAGGAGAAACATGTATGTATTACACCGGTATGGATTATCGTGAAATGTTTTTAGATTGTGGTTTCAATCCTCCTACAAAAGGTAATAAACTTTGTAGGTGCCCTTGCCATGAAGATGCACATCCTTCTATGAGTATTGATCTCAATAGAGGATTGTTTCATTGCTTTTCTTGTGGGTATAGTGGAAGGATTGATAAAGTTTATTATGAAAAGTTTGGACATTCTTACGGGAAGAAAACAACTTATAATGCAAATGAATTAAGAGAATTGTTTTCTAGAAGAGAAAGATATGTAAGAGCTCCAACTAAAAAACAATTCTTCAATGCACAAATCGTAAAATATAACAGTCCAATACTTACTCAATGGTTAGAATTTAGAGGCATTAAAAAGTCTGTAGCAGATGCCGCAGGAGCTTTCTATGGCTGTGCAACTATTGAATGGACAGATGATGAAGGAAATAAGAAAAGCTATAAGGTAAATGATAGAGTAATGTTTCCTATCTATGACGAAAATCATAAAATGTGTAGCCTTGAAATGAGATTTCCATTCTTTGGAAACGAAAACGCAAGGTTTAAAGAATCTGTTAAAAAAGTATTATATCCAAAATGTAGTTCTGTAAATCTTTTATACGAACAGGATAAGTTGGATAAAACTAAAAAGTTGTATTTGTTGGAAGGTTTAATGGATTGTCTATCTTTTAGATCTTTAACAGGAATTAAAAATAGTACTACAATCTTCGGTGCAATGATCACAGATCATCAAAAAGAATTATTAAATGAGTTTCCAGAAGTTTGCTATGTTTATAATAACGATGTAGCAGGACTAAATTCTTTAGAGAGCATGAAGAAGTTTTATAAAGGAAAACTAACAGAACTTAAACCTGCAGGAGACTGGGATGATGTAGGGGATATGGCTAAAGCTAAGTTTACAGGAGTGGAAGAATGGTTGACGCAGGAACGTTAGAATTGAAATTAAAAAATCTATTTAAGCATTTTGTGTGTAGACAAATTCGTGTTAAAGATTTTAAGGTAATAGAGGAAGGGGATTTGCAATTAAAGGTTACCGGTCCAGGCCTTAACCTTGATATATTCTGCCCCGCTGAGAATTTTGATGAAAAAGATTTTATTCATAAAATAAATACTCATCCAGATTTAGCTAAGTACAACCAATTGATGGTTACTGGCGTAAATGAATTTTCAGAAGATATCCTTAAACATTTCTCTTATCAGGACTGCCCCGATATGTTCTATATTTGTAAACTACCTTATAGACAACTGTTGGTTAAGGTAGGGGAACAGCAAAGTTTTATAAAAGTATGTGCACAGACGTATCAAAAGTTATTGGCGTCTATAAGTAGTTTGAATGAATGGCCTGCAGAAATTTCTTTTGATAAAATTCAAAGTCTTTTTAAGAGAAAAGAGTTAGTTTCATTAATGCTTCATATATCGCAATTAAATTAACGGTTTCTAGTTTAATTGCGCTAATTTATTATAATTTCGAAATAGGGTTTACCCCCTATAGCTATAGGAGTAGAAAATGGTAAGAAGATTTTCTGAATCAAATGCTCAGACACGTAGACAAATGATGACTGAGAAACGCAGAAACCTTCGTGAAGATGAAGAAGTTGACGAGGACGACATCTCTGTTGAAGCAGATGCTACTGAAAACTTCGACGACGAAGGTGGAGATGTTAAGGAGCAGTTGATTGCCTTGTACAAAGCTGCTAAGGCTGATGGTATATTGACTGACGAGGACCTCATCGATGATGAAGATTCTGACGAAGGCGATGACGACGATTCTGATGATGAAGACTTCGATGAAGAAGAGGAAATGGATGAGGAAGAAGAGCCTCTTGAAGAAGAAGACACTTCTGACGACGATGAAGATGATGACGACTCTGACGACGATGACTTGGATGAATCAGTTGTAGCTTCTCGTAAAAGAGTAGCTGAGGCTAAAGCAAGAATTGCAGCTCGTAAAAGAGTAGCAGAAGCTAAAGCTCGTATCGCCGCACGCAAGAGAGTAGCTGAAGCAAAAGCTAGAGTAGCTTCTCGTAACAGAGTAGCTGAGTCTAAGAAAGCTCCAGTTTCTTCTAACGCAAAAGCTCGTGCTCAGAGAATTGCTGAAGCAAAAGCAAGAATCGCTGCTCGTAAGAGAATTGCTGAAGCAAAGGCCAGAGTAGCTGCTCGTAAGAGAAACGCTCGTTAATTTGTAGCATTTGATTTATAAGAAGTCCTTAGTTTATTCTAAGGACTTTTTCTTTGCCTAAAATTATTTTGCGTAAAGAAAAACCTACTGAAATTAATCAGTAGGTTAAACTTTTAGTTAAGGAGTTTATTTTTTATTATAACCATTCTCCACCATCAATTACAGAGTTGTTATTCAACAAAGTACCACTATGGTTTGGAAGAACATTGTTTACTTTTCCACCTACAGGTAAGTGGCTAGGGTTGTAAGTAATGTCTCCTATTTTTAACTCTATAGGTCCATCACTTTCATCTAACTCTTTTTTAACTGTAACCTTTGTATAAAGAGATAAGTTGTTAAGTACCTCCTCATGGGCGTCGTCAAATGCTTTTACAAGATAGAAACCAAAGCTCAATGAATTTACAGATCCGTCATATGGATTTTCTTTATCAAGTATGTCAGATGACCTTGACAATATTTGATTAACACGGCTGTCATAAATCTTTTTACCAGTAGGTGTATCTGCAGGTACAAGAGTTTGCAACCAGTCAATTCTACCACTAGTTGTTTGATTCATAATTTCGTTGTAAAGATCTTCAATAATCTTTTTAACTACAACGAATCCTGAGTCTACATAAGTTTCAGTTGCAAGTACTCCAGAATGAGTAGGAAGTTCAAGTACAGGTGCTTTTTCTCCTAATATTTCAAAACTATATTTACCTACACCATTAGTGTCACGGTCTTTTTCTTGAGTGAACTTAAATTCCTGGAAGTCTAATACTGTATTAGATGTGGTAGATGCCAGCTGTCCTGATTTTTTACCGAAACCGTGTTTAACATATGAATCTGGTTTGTTTTCTCCAAACATTGATACGTTAAGGGCTTCGCCACCTGCATTTGTTAAGGAATATTCTGTTACCCCCTCATTGATGTACTTACTGAATAAGAACTCTATAGAATCTAATGCAGGAGTTGCATCTTCTTTTTCTGTTTTAGGCAATTTCAAACCTGCATGG